AATGGCGTCGAGAATACCCTTACCTATTTCAATAAGAATACTAGGAATTGTATGTACCCCGTCTTTCAATCCATTCTTTAATCCTTCTAGAATATTGTTACCCACTTCCGTCAGATCAATATTTTCTATCTCCTTAAAGAATTTTTGAACTTGTGGTAATTCGCTGATTGTATCGATTAACTTTTCAAATAAACTAACCACCATTTTGACGCCAGAAGCTAATACTTTGAAACTACTGGTAATCAAATTGTTGCTAAATAAAAAGTCCCTGATAGATATTATAAAATCACCAGCAATAGCTGTAACATCTAACAAACTAAGTCCGAATATATTTAGAACCGCAGAGATGCCCTTAAGTGTTAATTTTAAACCGCCTCCAGTTATTGTTGTGATTATATCGAGTAGAGCGAATACTCCTTTGAATGTCCTTTTGAGCTTGTCAGCTGTCTCATCAGTCATAATTAAAGAACGTGTGAACTTATGAAACGCTGCAATTATGTTGAATAAATCATCAGCACTCATCGGATCAATGACTTCTTGCCATCCATCTCCAATAGCTTTGAAAACTTTAACAATGCTTTGTCCTATGTTCTTGAATGAGTTTATTAATAATAATCGTCCATTAAGTTTGTCTATATTAAGTATAAATTCGTCTATGGGAATACCAAGTTTTTTTGCGGTTTCTTTAAGCTCATTTATCGAAGCTATCTGTTTGTCAGTATACCCTTTCGATTTTAATTGAGCCTCAGACAATTGGGTAAGGTTCAGAATTTGCATTTTTTGAGCCCTTGTAAGATTGTCTGTTTCTTTAGACTCTTCTTTTGTTTTTGTAGTTACTTTGTTTTTTATTCCAAGTATCTTATCTTGAGAAGCAATCTGTTCTTTAGTATAACGAAAACTATTGCCGAGGGTTTCGTTAACTTTATTCTGCACTCGATAATAATTCTGTCCAGCTTTGGTTAAAGCCTTGAAACGATCTTCTCCATTACCGAATTTACCAAGTATTACTTTATCTACGACATTTCCTAATTTTGAAACTGTATCGACCGATTTCTTAATAGTCTCGGAAGTCTTTTTAACTGGTTCTACAATCTTCATAATCTTATCAGAAAGACTTGTAAATCCTTTGCCAAGAGCACTCTCAAGTAAGCTATTTCTAGCGTCAGACATTTTGTTAATAAATCCACTAATAACATCATTAACACCAGTCCATAAGGATTTAGCTTCCTCGAAATCACCAATAATAATACGCCATGTGGTAGCCCACCCAGTACCAAGAGCTTCACCGACTGTACCTATCAACTGACTAAACGTCTTAACTTTAGTGGCGGCATCAGTCATGGATTTATCATTGGCGAATTTCTCCATTGTTTTCATGAAGACATCGGTGCTAAGCCAACCTTCTTTCAAACTTTCTCGGAAACTACCATTTTTCTCGATTAACGAATCAACGTCTATACCAACTGATTTGGCAGTTTCCTTGAACGCATTCTGAAAATTCTGACCGGCCATGCCTGAAGTATGTTCAATCGACATCCAATCCTGAAGTCTAACGCTGCCTTGTGCTAGGGCTTGACCAAGCTGAAATGTAGCTCTTGACATATCAGAAGCATTAGCTCCAGCATACGCAGCCCAGTTACCGATACCTTTGATTGAAATCATCGCTTTTTCGAGGCTACCTTTACCAAGTGCGGCAGTAAACGTGCCTGCATTTTGAGTCATTTCAGCGAAATTATAAATTGTCAAATCGGCATAATTATTAAGTTCGTCAAGAGCTGCATTAACAGTTTTAACATTTTCGCCGGTATTTGCCATTATTGTCTGAACTGAGTTGATTTGTAGTTCATACTCTTTTAAACCATCAGTTATAGGGGTAGTTGTCAACGCTGAAACCATTCGTTTACCTAGATTTACAGCTGAATTTGTGATATTAGCTAAGGCGGTCATACCCATAACTTGTAGTGCCGAGAATTTAGCAGTTACGGATTCGACACCACGGCTAAGTCCATTCATATCAACATTTTTAGATGCTTTATCAAGGTTGTCCAGCCCTTTGGCGGCACCAGATAGATTTAACTTTTGCTTTAATTTATCGATTGTCGACATACTGGTCTGAACATTACTCTCAAACTGTTTGTTATCAAATCGCATCTCAACGACTCTACTGTCAACAGTCGTACTCATATCTTAGTAACCTCCTTCCAAGCTTCATCAGCAATTCTATCAAAAACTGGTTGAATAGCCGGATTGATATAATCTCGACCCTGAACCCATCCGCCAGTTCCAGTTCCATGTCCATACTGCAAGATAACTGCAATAGGAACACCTTTGTTAATGTTTGAGTTTTTATAGACTATAGAAACAGAGCTTCCTTTACGTTCTATTTCATAAGTCCACGAACTGGCTGTTAAACCAGTTTCTGTCGGCGTAGCAGACGCAAGGGCGGCCACTCCTTCTCGGCCGTACTTATCTAACACGCCGAGTTTTGCAGCTTCTTTAAGTCTTTCAAGATATCGAGAAGCCTTAGAGAAATCGCCCTTTTGTCTAAAAGTTATCAAACTGCTACCTCCTACTTGGAAGTCCATTTATTCAAACCATCAGGTTTGATAAGTAGACCTTTCTTTGCGAGTGCGAATAACGCGTTTTTAACTTCTGTACTATCAGCATTAGCTGCCGCAATCTTACCTAAATTATTACTGCCAGCACCAATTTCTCTGTTATGTAAGAACTCCGTAATGGATTTAACGTCGTCGTTCTTCAACGTGCTAAAATATTTGACGCCGGCAACTCTATCTTTTGTGTAGTCTTTTTCTACTGTTTTCTTTTTAGCAGTCTCTACTGGTGTCAAGAACAATTTCTGTTCTGCGACTCTACGACGAGTAAGACCACGATATACTTTGCCGCCAGCTTTGTTATACTTAAGCATAGCTGTTGAAATCTCTTTTCTACTTCGAGTTCCATTATTAGTAAGCTGTTTGATAGAGCCGATGTTATAAGCAAACGAAACTAAAGCGTCGATTTCATTCTGGTTCCACTTGTATGTGTTGTTGTACTTCATTACAAGAGGAAGATACTTCTGGTTCAACGATTTAGTAATCCATGATTCTGCTGTAGCCTGAGAAATCGTAAGTCCAGATTTAATAGTTGTTTTGGTGATACTCTTGTCGGAGTTTGTGATACCATAACCAATGGTCCACACCCCCACTTCATCTTTGTAGGCTTTCAATCTACATCCTTCGAAATCTTTTACGAGATCGATACACTTTTTGCTTACTGTAGCCATTTCTATCACCCCTTAGTATGTAATTGTTTTCGCCGAGCAGCATTCAACTCAGCATTTTGTCTAAGAATTTGGTTTCGACTCATTTTCTTTGGTGGTGAATTTTTAACACTACATACCCTTATCAAAGTGAAGAGTCTTTTAATATGCCATTTTTCAAACTCGACAGGAATATTGTTGGCTATCATCCAATAATAAATAAGTTCAGACGTAGTCTGCTCTCCGTTATTTTTTGACTCGCTACGTTTAGGAAATGTTGTGGCGGTCATCGAATCGTTCATGTATTCTCGAATTTCTACAATATTCGATTGAGTTAATCGGTCGTACACTTTAGAATCAATATTCTTATCGAGTGTCATACATTTTATATAATCTATTGTTTCATCAAGAGTCAGCTCCTTATCAGTTAGAAAAGGTTTATGCCATTTTGACTCCCACTTAGAAAGAGCGATGAGTGAATGCTCTAAGTGCAACACCTGCTCTTTCTCAACAGTTTGATAGACAAATTCTTCTTTGACTTCATCCCATTGTTCCGATTCGGTAGCCGGTATTGTTATAGTAAGCATCACTCATCCTCCATTGTTTTCATATTTAATTAAACAACTGGAGCAATCCCCTGTTTAGCTGCTTCTGCTGCAACATCAGCTGGGATAATTCCATTCACGAATTCTGCTGCTTTGTCAGCATCTGTAGCTAATTCCATGAACAAATTAGAGTAAGCTTCTGTCTGAGAGAAAGCTGTTGAAAGCTCATTGGATTTAATGAATCTCTTACCATCTGGAGATTTCTCGCCATAAGCCTTAAGGATAAGATCCTTGAAAATCTTAATAATAGATGGTGAATCCTGAGCTGCTACAATTGCCTGAACCATTTCGGCGTATCCGCCTGAAGTGCTCATCTCCATTTCCATAAGCTCTGCCTGGCTAAGATTGAAATAGAATGATTCAGTTCTCTCAGTTCCGTTATAATCCTTATAAGTAATTTCCTTCTTTAACATAGTTTTTCTCCTTTCATTTTTAGAAACAAAAAGACCCCGCCTACATAGACAGGGTCCTAATGGTATTTAATTTACGCCGCAGCGCCTTCGATAATAGACTTAATTTCATCTGGTAATGGTAAGCGAGCTTCTGCTGTTGAACTACCATACAGAACGTCCTCAATAGCTTTCATCTTAGTTGCGCCAAGTTTAACAGAATTAAGGGTAAGAGATGCTGTAGGTTTGAATCCAGTTACATTAACAGGTGTAGTTGATACTTCCCAAGAGAAAGTAATAGCTTCTGGTGAATCGTTTACGGTAGCGTATGCTTTCTCGGATGGAGCAGCAAGACAACCGTATACAATATGAAGCTTGTAACCATATTCATTACCTTTAACATCATTACCGAGTGAAGTTCTGTAACTAAGACCAAATGGCTTACGATCCTGCTGACCGATAGTAACACCTTCAACAAGAGATCCAGAACCGTCGCATTCTGCAAATTCGTCCGGATATGTATAAGCTTCAACAGTGGCTTTGAATTCCTCTGTAGAAAGAAGATTCAAATACTTAATATCATCAGCATATAATGGAGTAGGTTCTGCTCCCTCTGGAGATTCAGTTACAGCTGTAAGACCATTCCAAGCTATGCCTTTTGGGTATGTGCCGTTATCGTCCTGTGGGTAAAAAACTCCCTGTTTTACACCGGTTTCATAAAGTCTTTTACCGGCATCGTCCCATGTTAATCTCTGAGTAGCCATTTATTTGCCCTCCTTTAAAAATATAAACTAAATGTATCATGATTAAGATTGTCAGATTTGTAATATCTATCATAAGAGCAATACGGCAAACCTAACAACTTATCAAGAACTGGATCGTCGGGTTTCTTAGATATGACTGTTACGTCATACCTATTGATTTTAGAATACTTAGTGTCATTGGCACTAGTAGTCTTAACATTACTTTTGGAGTATACAATAGCCGGATACTCCATTTTGACGGTTTCGGGAGGCTGGTAATAAACCTGTCTACTACCAAGTAACTCTTCTAACTTACTCTGAAGTTCAATCCGTGTTCCCATTGTAGACACCTCCTATTGTAAGATTTAATCGAGGGGGCTTGATGTCTATATCAGTGATCTTCCATCTAGCTCCCATGATTTCAGCGTACGCCATATGTGAGCAATTCTCATAAGCAAATGGATCGGCTATAATGCTAATCACACTCGTGAGATTGATGTCATCGTTGACATTGCCTGACAACTGACGCATATATTTATCACTGATTAGATCCCCGTAGTAATCTCTTGCGACAATAGTATCTTCCCACACGCCAGGCTCAGTTTCTCCTGTTATAGCATAGCCGATTTTACCAAACCATTTACTCATAATATTTCACCTAGGCAGATTTAGCTGTGGCAAGATCAGCCTGTGTAGCTGTTGTACCGTTAGTCTTAGCATAAGTAACTGTAGCAACCTTGCTTACAACTTTGAAGCTGATAGGTTTATACATTACTCCTGTATCAACAATAATCAGCCCCCTAACAAACAGGTCTTCCAGAACGTCAGCTGAAACCTTGGTTTTGAAACCTTCTTCCAAGTATGCATAACCGTCAGATTTTACATAAACCTTGGTTGCTGCTTCATACATTGTGTCATCATGATGAAAAATTCTATCCATAATAAATCCCTCCTAATATTCGTATATTACGCTACGGGTTCTTCGAGAGCGATAGCAGAGTAAAGTTTGATAAGAGAACCAGATAAACGTGTCTCGAGCATATATTTATATCTGTTGAAGTCCATATCGAAATCCTCAAACTTAGTAACTTCCCCACCCTTTGTAGAACCAAACTGATAGTCAGCGAGGTTTACAAACAAACCGAGCATCTTATGTTTCTTACCAGTGCTGTCTTCTCTCTGAAGTCCTTCGAACTGCTCTACAGTGTGGATTTCACCAACGTTAAGAGCTGCTGCAAGATCTGACTTGGAGTCATAGATTCTACGACCATTCAGATCACGAGCTAATAACATAACGTTTAACAGATGTGGCGTACAGTAAAGATCCGGTGTTCCAGAACCTTTGAATTTTTCACGAGAGTATAAAGCCGCCTCAATCATAGCTTCAGCCTTGATATAATTCTCGCTGAAATTTGCTCCAGTATTTGTTCCCTGGAGTTTAGTCTTCGCTGCTTCAAAGTCTACATCCTGATGAATACAATATAATTCGTCATCATGCCAAATGGAACGGATATGATCTTCGTGAATCTTATCAGGGTCTCCTTCTTCACGACCATCACCGACTAAAGCCGCCATAGCAAGAGTCTCATTAAGAATATGGCGCATGAGATTCCACTGATATGCCACTACATCGAAATCAGTGATATCAATAATGTCATCACGATGCATATCGTCCTTAATGTAGATAGTCTGAGGATCAGTTGTTCTTCCAATCATCTTGATATCTTCCATGTTCTGTTTGTAGTTACCTTTTTTCTGGTAACCTTTAGCTTTCAGCTCAGCAATTCGAGCATCTGCCTGTCTTGTACGAATACGGCTGTATGGAGATTTATGAATCTTAGAAATTGCTGCTGCAATCCAGCTCTGGTCTCTTTCCAGTGTCTCAGGTTCGCCTTTCTTAAGCAGCTCGTACTCTGGGAATAATTTCTCAGTATCAGCATCAGTGAATACACCGTGCGCGAGAGTATCACCAAAGTTCTCCTCAGCATAAATTTCCATAGCTGTTTTTAGACTACCTACACCACTCTGTTTAGCTAAAGAAATAATAGCTTCCTCATCGGAGTGGCTAAGTACATTTGGCTGCTGCATTTCTTCTTTATCGAATACGTTATGCTTCATTCCATCTTCCTCCTCGTCATCATCATTACTATCGTCATCAGATACGCCATTCTCTTCAAGAGCATGGCCGACCATTGCATACATGGCCTCTTGCTGTTCTTCGGTCATACTATCAATAACTTCCTGTATTGTTTTTTTAGATCCAGAATTTTCAGGTGCTTTATTATCGTCTCCCATATCCGGTTCTCCTTTCTTTTCTTTAGGCTCATCAGAGTGATAGAGCATGATGTTCTCATCATAAGAAGCATACATAGTATCCTCTTCACCTTCACTGTGAGCCATTACAAAGTCTACATATGCTCCAGGATTAGCTCCGGATAATACAAGACTAAGTTCTCTAATATTCCCATGCATTACATCAGAACCAATCTGTTTAAGCTGGTTAGCCCAAATAGACAAGGATCTAATATCCCCGTTCTGGAGTAATTTCTTAGCATGTTGCCCCTGTTCAGTATCATTAAACTTACCATATGCATAAACGCCGTCATCACGGTTTTCAAGCATGGCATGACCTAATACAGCATTCGGGTCATTATGTTCATGATTCCAAACTAATGGGACTTTGCATCCATCATTATCTTTGAATGCGTCTCTGCGGATTGTTCTTCCATCACTACACTTTAAATCGTTTCGTGTAGCCCATCCGCCAAAGTCATAACTACCCATTTTGAATTTCTCCTCCTTCTTCAGAATCTTCAGTCATTTCATCATAAGGCAGCATAGTTTGGTCTGGCTGACTTATATTACTGTTTGTAAGTTCATCTGCCTTAGGATCATCAGATGGTTTCATTCCGATTACCTGCCTTATCTCGTTGGATGTCATAATCTCATTTCGAGTAAACTTATCAGCGATTTCAGCTATTTCATTAACTGGAACAAGCTTGAATGGGTTTGTGAAATAGGAGATCGACTGTCCCTGTGACCGAGCTGTTTTAGTGAGAAACTTTCGTTTCATTTCGTTCACAATTGCTGACAGAATAGGCTCAACTGTCCTATTATTATAGTTCAGCATAGTTTTTTCATCGGCGGTTCCATTGAGAACCTCTTGCGTAATACCTAACTGGCTATACACCATATTAGTTAAGTATTCTATTTGCTTTAGAAGATTGTTTTCGAGTGATCGATTTAACTGGGTTATCTTCTCAGTACCATCAGCATAAGCTATTCCATACTTAGAACCAGCTAACTGTTCTTCGAGATCCTGTCGTCGTCGATTAGCCTGCTCACGCCTTGCTTCTGTTTTAACAACATAAGGTAACTGTATAATTAAGTCCAACTTACCGGATGCCGTTTGTTCATCTGTCACATCCAGTAAAGCCAGCTTTCTTTTTAACCTTTGCATGGTTGAGTTATGCTCATTTACAACTGCATATAATGGATTCTCAATAATGCCAACTTGTTTCTTTGGTAGAAGAATATCTTCTTTCTCGCCAGTCTTATCGTTATACACTCGAACTCTTACGTGTTCTGGATACCAATCTAAAATCTTTCCAGTTCGCATAGACAATATGTCATAAGAACTTGTGATCTTTGGATTGATTGTGGTGTCTACTGGTACTATAGCAACGCAGCCCTCATCAAGCATAGACATAACTACATCCTGAATAAATGCTCGTCCAGTCTGATCGATGTTAGCCTCTGTACTAAGACACTCATTAAGATTTGACTTAATATCTTCTATGTATCTATTGTTTTCGTCGAGTCTGCAATGTTTGATGTCTATTCCAGCGACATCGAGAGCAATACGGTTAAATATTGAAGTTATGATAGACCGTTCATTTCCTCGAGAAAGTCTGGGTCTATCTGGTCTGCTAGAATAACTCGATCCTTTAGGTATAAAAGTTGGATCTTTATTCATAAAAGCATTAAAGGCGTGTTTCAGCCTTGCTCCAATATTAATTTCCATTTTGATTTTCTCCTTTTATGGTTAAGCGACAGAGAGCTACTCGCCGTCACCTCTCGGTTTTCGCTCTATAGATTTGCCGCTTTTAAGCTAATCTTCTTTTTACATAATTCTTTCCCGAATCTTTATGTTTTTTACTCATTTGAGAAATATTCTTACCTTTAAACGTCTTATCCATCTGTTTAGCCCACTTCTGAGCTTTACGCTGAGCACGAATGTAATCAGTTTGAGCTTTACCCGCTTTCATATCGCGACGTTCAGATTTATCTTTGTACTTGTTGGCTTTGAACCGAACTCTATCAGCCTTAACCTGAAGCTTAGCCGCTTTCTTCTGATTCGGAATAAATCCGTATTTCTTCTTATCAGCTTTACGCTGGTATTTATCAGCCGTGGCCTGTAACTTTTTGTACTTGGCAGACACTCCAGTATTAGCTTTAACTGTGGCTTTCTGAGCTTTAGCTTTTGCAACTTCCACTCGTTTGTCAAGCTTATTTCTTTTAGCCACAGCTTTACCGTATGACTGGGCAACTCTACCTCTATGTACCCCCCATTTCATACCGAGAACACCATAATGCATTAATTCGTTATCATTCATCATTAATCGTCACCTCTATTCGAGCTCTACACCTTCAACCTCAGCTCTAACTTCTAAACAGCGGATATACTCACCCATATATCGCTTCTGCTCAAGAAGTAATGCTTTAGTGCATTTTGGAGTGAAGTCGAGTGTTCCGGCATCCAACTTAATGAGCATCTTTCGTAATTTTTCATAACGAATCTTTACCTGAAGATACTCGGCTTTTAATCTCTCTTTATAATTGTCACTATTCATGAGATCAATGGTTTCTTTTAATTCCATGTTAGCCTCCTTACTCAAAAGCTTCTCTATTAATCTTGAAGGCGACATAAGCATCCATCATAGCTGCGACAGCATCTATCTTATGGTCATATCGATTCTTCAAAAGTTTTCGGTTTCCATTTGTATCTTCAAGGGTGATACAGTTACCCATTGTAAATGTCATTAAGTCTTCATCGAATAGAAGCATTCTCTCTTCGGCAAGTTTCTTCAACTCACCAAGAGGAACAGACTCAGTCTTAGCTCCTTGAATTACTTTAACAATTCCGAATGGACCATTCTCTCGTTCCCATCGCTCAACAAACTCTCGAGCATTGTATGGGTCATAACCAAAGCATCGAACATCGTATTCTCTTTCGGCGATATGATTATCTAAGTCTTCATAAACGTCCATCATATCCAAAACAGTTTTAGGCATAACTATTAAGCTACCTTCTTTCATAAACTCGTCATACTTGATTCTCATAGCAGACGGCAATTTCATAAGTGTTAACTCTGTTATGTAATTTCGAGTCTTGATTCCAAATGATCCATCTCGTAATGGGAACATAAATGTGAAAGCACAGAAGTCATCACCCTGCGATAAATCGACCCCAAGAGCACAAGACATCTGCCAGTATTCTTTCTTTCTATGAGGGAGCGTTTCTTCGTAAGTGAAGAAGTATGTATAACCCTCCATAGGTATACCGAATCGTTTTGCAAGGATATCGTTCCTTGCTGCTGGGTTCTTTTCTGCTCTTTCTACATCTAACTGATAAGTATCATATGTAACAGTCTTTCCGATGTTAGGATTTGCTTTGAGCCATGTTGCCGGATCGGATACTTCATCGATGGAATCAAGTTTGTACCAGAAGATAGAAGTATGAGGAGCATTGTACTCGCCCTTAAGTATCTTCATTAATTCCATTTTGATTGTGTCACCACTACCATTACGGACTGTACCCTCTGAACTAATAGCGATAATCAGATAGTCGTCATTCTTACCGCCACTTTGTTCTTTTGCAGCACCCTGTTCAAGAGCGCCGATAACATCTTCTCGAATGTCTCCAGATAGCCATTCATCGACAGTTGCAACTTTAACTCGTAAACCCTGAAGCTTATCAATTGACATCGGTCTGACTTCAAGAAGTGAACCTGTCAGAAAATTCTGAATTCCTTTCTTAGTCGAAGCCAGCTTAACACGATTTGCCTTAGATCCAGTCGTGTTCTGGATAGAACCTTCAGTTAAGAACTTATAGAGTGGGCCTCTCGACCTTGTGATCGCGGTTTTTATCGGAGACATAACTTCTTCAGCCTGGGCCATCGTCGGGGCCGTAGTAACCTGATGAGTTGTTGCTGTATCAACATTCAAGAAGTAATTCTGTATACAACTTGCGTACATTGATTTAGCAGCACCTCGAGCTACGATCAAATACTGTTTAGTAATCAATCGTTTCTTAAGTGTTTTGGTTACATAATGTCCGCCATGCCCATCTGGATCTGGTTCATAGATACTTCGATCAACAAAGTAATACCAGCCAAATATTTGCTCGGCCCAAAGTTTGAATGAATCAAGTAGATGTAAATCCTCACCATCGGTTAGAGTAAGCTCGTTTTCGCAATAATTAATAAAACCCTGAATTGCTTGGTCATCATACCAAACCCCAGGGTTATCAATTAAAGCATCTATTCGATTCATTTCCATTTCCATCTCTTCACAGACTGGAATTTCGCCTCTCATTACGGCTTCACGAAACATGCCGTAATACTTTGGCGTGGCAGTGTTTGATAAAGCCATAATTATTCACCTACTTCTTTTTCTTCTTTTTCACTGGCAACAGAGGATAATTTGGTCTTCTGTAAGAATTAACTTCTGCCCATTCAACATCGATTGGTTCATCGTTTCGCCCCGATCGAGTTTTCTGTTGACGTTTAGCTCTACTGGTACCCTCGCCTTCTACAGTACCAGACCAAGTTTCTGTTCGTTCAGTCTCATTAGAACTGTCATGTTTTTTCTTCTCGGCGTATTTTCCTTCTTTGAAATACTGCTGTCCTTTATCGACTTTTTGTCGATTTTCGTAATCTTTGGCTTCTTTCGCCAATCGTTCGGACTCACTAACTGTGTCCTTCAAACCCATTTTTTTTTCAAGATATTTATTAAGGGTTGGTTTTCCTACATCGTTCCATGCTGTTTTAGCAATTGTTCCGCCAAACTTCTGAACAAACGATTTCCCTTTAGAAATCTTACGTGGACTCATCGCCGAAATTTGCCTCTGTAAATCCAGAACGTCTTTCTGTGTCTGGAGATAAGACTTCTGTGTCTGAAGTTTTTTTGTCTTCTCTTCTAAACTTTCATTTTGAGATTTTGATTCACTGTTGGAAGAACTTGATTTTTTAGTAGGACTTCGTCTAAGCTGTTTTCCAGTCAATTCAGTATACTGAGATTTCAGCTTAGCCACTTTCTTGCGTCCAGCCGGAGTAAGACTTCCGTCTTTATTCTGATATCTTCTAATTCCCCATCTCTGACCTTTTATACCATGATGCATTAAAACATAATCATTCATTTTTTGTTCACCTCCTGTGCGTTAGATTCCGCTGCTGCATTGAGACGCCATTCGAATTCATTAATCATTCTATTAGTGCTTTCCATGACAACGGAACTTGAAGGTGGGTCAAAAAGTGTTCTAACTTTCAAATGAATATATGATTTTACAAGTTCAAGATTCTTTCCATCTGGGATAAATTCATTCCATGTATTAGACTTATCATTAATAATGAATCCTTCTGGGGGACCAACACCCAGCTGTGTGAGAATCATAAAAACAGAATTTATGTGGGTAATTATTTGAGCATCGAAATAATCGTAATCTTCTGTGATTCCAAGTAGCAACTTAATTGACGTAAGTATGCTTTCCACAGTAATACCTCCTTTCTTGTTAATCGTGACGCCATGGACAAGTATCATTTTTCGTCCTAATTGTCGGTTCAACAAATAATATACTTTCATCACCATAGTGAATAGCATCATGCGTAACTTTCATTGTTGTAATTAAATACTCTGGATTTAATAAAAAATCGCTTCTATTCAAAATATCTTCTTTTGTTATGGCGTTCATGTGATGAATTAAAACTCGTCCATGGATATCTCTACCTTCTATACCAAGATCACAACCGTTGTCTCTGAATATCACAAAGTCTCGAATAGCGAGCCATTCTTTAGATTTGTAGAATGCCTGATTAAGCCATCTATCAAATCCGAAAGTGTCAGCACCAACTTGTCCGGGTAGTTTAAGGTATCGGAATCGTTCTTTAAACGTTGGTATTTTGATTAATTCGCTGTATGTTTTAATACTCATCAGCATCACCTTGTCCTGCGTAATTTCTCATAGCTTTGATGGCTTCTTCATATAAACTTTTCATCTCTTCTCCAGATTCTATAGCTTCTGTTTTTGCTCTAAGAAGTTCATTCTCTTTCTCAAGTTTCTCTCGTTCAAGTCTTTCTCTTTCTGTACCGAGCTTTAAAAAATGTGTTATCACCTGAGAAGAAGCTGAACCGTCTAATAGTTGTCGTTCAGCTGCGTCCATAGCAAGAGCAATCATCTGATTCTCTCTAGCTTCCGGAGTCATTGCTGGTCTAATCTTACGAGTAGTACCAGTTTTTTTCACTTTAGCCATATTCACAACCTCCTCTCATGTATTATTTGTATAGTTTATGTGGTCTTCAGAAGGGTTTGTAGGGTGAACGACCTACTTTTTAGGAGGCGAAAGGAGATAAACCGTATGACAAAAGTAACCAGAAAACTTAATAAACCATCAACTCAACCAAGTAATACCTATAAACCCCTCTGAACACCGCATAATATTATTTATAAATATTTGAAATGATATCCTCTATGGGTTCGCTGCCTACCCCTAAGACAATCATTTATATGTCTATTGTTTCCGTTAATTTTTTTAGCACATTCTTCGAGAGTCTTAAAAATTTCGCCAGTTTCAACTATCATAAACGGTCTTCCATGTCTACCTGCTTTTGGATTTTTCTTACCTTGCATTCCGTATGATGGTCTAACTAAACCGTTATCCCAAGCATGTCTACAATTTTCTTTTTTAGTTACCCATTCAAGATTTGATGCATTATTATTGTGTTTATCTCCATCTTTATGATTTACTTCTGGTTTATTATAAGGATTTGGAACAAATTCCTCAGCAACGAGACGATGGACTCTAGCTTTTTTTCGTTTACCATTTCTATATAAATCCGTTGTAAGATAACCTTTTGTATCTCGCATTGAATGATCCTTGTTATTTCCTTTTCTTCTAACTCTACCCGTGTTAGATACTATATAATTCGGATTACCTCTTATGTTTTTCCATTCTTCCATATAAAAACCTCCAACTAATAATAAATATAAATGGAATCAACCTAGAATTTTTCCCGGATTGTGAAATATAAATTAACCTCCGCAGATTTTTCGAGGACCGCGGCGATGTATGGAGGGGGTGTAATTTTCGAGACCCCCCCTATGCTTTTTTAGCTCTCTATGCTGGTGTCTTACTTTCTGTTGGTAAACGTTTTCCATTTCGCCAAACTTTTTTGTAAATATTTAAGAAATCATTGTCGATTATTGTATCGATTGCTCTTTCATGCTCTTCATTAGACTCTTTTTCTGACATATCATCAGTAACTTGCTCAATCCTACCTAATATCGAGCAAGTGTTGTAACCTTTTTCTACATCAAACAGAAACCATTGAGTGAACTGTTCAAATGGGTCAAAAGGATTATCAAATGTAGTTAATCTACAATCATTAGTCATTCAATTTCACTCCTTTTCTTTATGCTGTTTTAAGATACTTAGAAACAGTTGACGTAGAAATGCCAAGCTTATCTGCAATCTGTGCTATTGTATACGATGCAGACATCGCTTTGATTCGGTTCACTTTAGCTGTGGTAAGTGTCTTTGATTCTTTAGGCATCGCACGCTGTCTTAACGAATCCGGGTCACAATTATTAAGTATTCGTTTTAAAGTTGTCTCGCTAATAGCGCCTGATTGAATAGCTTCCCATTCTTTATCGTTAATGATAATATTCCTTTCTTTTCTTGCGATAGATCCAACTTCCTCACGATATTTAGTCAGAGCAACTTGTCCTGCTTTCTTAATATCTTTAGACTTTAATTTCTCTCCGGCATCCTCGGCTGCTTTCTTCTTAGCCGCGACAGTGGCCGCCGCCATTCTATTGGCAGTTCTTTCTCTAACAGTATTAAGCTCAGCCTTTCTAAGTTTTTCGGTAAGACTTTCTACTTCATTTTCATATTTTCTCTTAGCATCTCTATTATAGGCAATTTTCCCGGTATTCACCATTTCAGTCCGTGCTTTATTTCCCATTGCTTTCATACTATTGGCGTATTCAGCATACACGAGTTCCATAGGATGTTTACGCTCGGATACTAATGTCATAGCATCGTCAGTCTCTGCCATCTTAGTAGACTTCTGAGTCCGAGTCTTAACCACTTCTGTGGTTTCGCCAGTACGTTTATTAACCTTAGTTACTATGTAATCAGCGTCGTCGGCTTTTCTGTAAATCAAAGCCCCTTCTGGTCTTGACGGGTCATACCAATCTTTACCTTTCTGATTAATCTTAGGGGTTCCTTGTCGTTTGACTACATCTTTCTCCCCTGAACCACGAGATACAATAGTAGAAGCTCCACCTCTCGCTTTACCTTGGTATTTCTTCATAAGAGCTGATATGTTGTTATCTTTTTCAGAAGCTTTGTAATCGAGCTTATGCTTTTCGGCATCAATTACAACCATTGAATGTTTAACCGCTCGGGCTATTTCATGATCGTCAGCCCCAAGCAATGTCATATCGGTGATAAGATTTGAAATTCGTCCCATCTCGGTATCAGTCTTCTTCATAATCTGAACTTCGTTGCCATTACGATAGTAATGTTCTTTTTTATCAGAGCCAATTTTCATCACTGTTCCATATTCTAACTTATTATCGAAACCTTCCAATTCTTTCAATGGTGGTTTATTAGCAACTTTTACTTTACCATTACCTGTAGGTATACACATTACAGTGTCGCCATCAAAATCAGCCCCAGACAATCGTTCTGCCACCTTACTATTAATTCCGATAGCATCAACGGAAGTCTTACCAATCATCTTAATACCTTCTCTATTTTTATTGTTTACTGTAACAATAGGTATTTCAAATGTTCCACCATGAGGGTATCTGATGAGAGCAAGTTTAGTTCCATCTGCATAATTAGGAGCATATACTTCTCGATCACTCATTGTTGTCATCGGTAATATTACATGGTATTTTTGTCCGGGTAATGCTGCCGCTTTCATATGCACAGCCGCTGAATCACACGACTGAGCAAATTTGTTTAGATAATACTTCTTAATGGTCGGGTTAGTAAGTGCCATAATCTCTGCAAACTCTTCTTCTTTGTTAGCCTTGGCTATACCGAGCTGCTTTTCTGCCATAGATTTCGTTTGTTTTGATAAGAACTGAGAAGGAAGTGCATCTTTCCATTCTGTCCAATCACCTTCGTCTGATCTTTTATTAATAAGACCAAGTTTCTTTTTACCTGATTTATCGGTGTACCAATATTGGCCACCTTGGTCAGCGTCTTTAATGAGTGAGCCAAATGGGTTATCAGGGTCCGACTTAATATCTTTCAATACTTCCAGCTTAGATTTATCTTTGTGTTTATTAGTATTAAATATTACATCAACACCTGGTGGAAAATCCTTTGGATCACCATACACTGCCATACCCTTTATGTATTTTTTATTATCGACCATGATACGGACCTGAGAATATCGAGATTCACCAAGTGATAGATCAGGAACACCTGGGCGAAGCTGAACAAGACCATCTCGTTCCACACCGCCGTCTTCGGCATATCTTATTTTCAATCGCTTAGAATCCATACTTTCTGGATAATGGAATTTCTTCTCGAAAGTTTTTCCATCGTCTCTCGAAATATAGTCTTTCACAGTATCAATTTTATCAAGTTGGTAAATGTCTTTATGCTCTGTTCCCGGTTTGCATAATACTTTTTGTGTTGTCATTTGACCTTTATTTGTTACCTGGTCAAATCGACCACTATATACTTCATAGTGACCCTCTGCCTGAAGCATGAACAACGCTTGGTCTAATTTTTCTTTAGAAATACGAAGTTCTTTCTCTACTCCGTTTCCGACATCAATCATACCATGTCGGCTACTATCAACTCTTTCTTTAAGAAAATCAGCAGTATCTCTAGCCTGCTTCATTCGAGATTCACGATCAGAATTAAGAAGCGATCTTACTGAGGATTCATTGATACCCATTTTTCTACCAATCTCAGATACGTTCATCCCCTCTTTTTCTTTAAGTCGCTTCGCAGTAGCTACGTCGTCGGTTCTACGAGCATCTTTTGCGATTGCATACACTGTACGAAAATCAGTGGATGAATACCCGAGAGACTTTGCAATGGCATTGTCTCCTGTATATCTCTTACCAGTTTCCGAGTCAGTGTATGTAAATCCCGATTTACGCATCTCTTCTACTCGACCAAGAAAATCTCTACTATGCTGATAAGGTTCATCTCCAGACCCCCAAGGATAGCGACCAGAACGGCGAGGCATACCATAATGCTCTAATACTTCTTTATCTGTTTCAGAACCACAACCGTAATACGATTCGATTTCTTCTGCTATAGGGTTCATATGGTTATACCTCCTTACCTTCTACCGATGCCAATAACTTATCAAGGTGAATAATTCTATCTATGATGTGTGTTATAGTGTCTACTTCTGGATGATGAACTAATACTTCATCCTGTTTGTATAATCTAAGTTCTATATCAATTGAACCCGGTTTAATTTTGTACTCTAAACAAAATAAAGCAGCATACACTTCAAGCTGCTCTATATGGTCCTCTATTTTTCCGGTTTTCCCGGTTTTTAAATCATGTATTCTTAACATGTTGTTTCTGAAAGATATAGCATCAGCTGTACCAAAGAATCTCTCAGAATAAAACAAAACAACCTCAGTACTCATCTTGAACCCGATAGCGTCATTTACATATGAGTAAAGAGTTTTTTTAGAGCGAGGTTGTTTTATCCCTAAGTCAATTGTCTGTTTAGCCCATGCGTGCAATTTAGTTCCCATTTCTGCGGCTTTTTTATTATTATACACTTCTAATGCTTTCTCATCGTTGTATCTAAGCCAAGCACTGGAACTCGCACTAAATGGTGCATGTAAGCCCTCAAGTCTTGCATGTTTTTCAAATATCATGTTTTGCCTCCTTAATTAAAGTGTCGATCAAGTTCCTCTAACACTTCATCTTTGTTCTCGGGATATATGAATCTCGAGAACGACATGTCGTTCATTTTACTCACATAATATTCCTGATTCGGTCTATGCGAAGCAGTCTTACTTCTTTTGTTTTCCAAGGTAGCCCAACGATTCTTGTAAAGTATGAGGAAATCTGGAATACCTTGAATAACCCCCGAATCGAGTTTTGTTATGATGCAACCTGGATACCTCTTCTTTAATTCTTTTTTAAGATCTGCCTGAAATTTACTCTCACGCATAACTAAACCCCTTTCTATAAATATGGGCTTTGTGGGACTCGAACCCACGACATACGGCTTATAAGGCCGGCGCTCTCACCTACTGAGCTAAAAGCCAAAAATAAAAAGAAGACAACAAATCGGTTATCTTCTCTCTATAAAAGGGGATGTTATTTTAGCGTGCTAATTTGTTCGCACTCGTTTAAAATGGTATCCTTTATGCGTCTTACGGTTTCTCTTTCCATTCAGAATATCGCATACAACACTCGAGCTACCATGTATGGCTTCGGCGCACTCTCGAATTGTATTAAAACTCTCTCCGGTCTCAACTATCATTATTTGAGGGGTTTCTTTTATTACTGGGTCCGCACCCTCTTTGACTATGTGATATCCTTTACATGTATTAAATCCTGGCTCACGATTGACGACTCTGCTTATATATGCTGGGTTTCCGCCAATATAATCAGCACAAGCTTTAATAGAATTAAATTTCTCGCCGGTTTCAACTATTGTCACAGCAACCCCTTTTCTTTTTGTATTAAACGAATTCAATGCATATTTCCTTTCCAACAAAAAAAGAGGGCTAGTTAGACTAGCGCCTCTAATATTTTTATTTGTATAAATCCTCAACATAAATAAAATCTTCGACTCGACATTTCAATGCTTTAGCAATCTTAAAAAGATTATCGATTGTCGGTGATGTACATCCATTCATGTAGTTACTTATGGTTCCTTGAGATATCCCAGTCATTTCTGATAATTCAGATTGACGAATCCCTGATTGTTGTATTTTAGAATATAATCTGATGTGAACATCTTTATGAAACCATTTTTCTGTTAGCTCGTTAAAACCGTTTGGGATACGTCTGGTGTATTGTTGGCTTGCGTCATATATGTATTTTTTATTATTATCCATAGCAAAGCATATCTCATATTCCCCAATCTGCTTAGCATATATCACATCATCAATAGTTTGGCCGTAGAATACTCCTGAGAGATTAAACTCATCCCATAACCACTCATCAATATTAAAACTATTTTCTTTATGCATATCGCTCTCCTTTTTATATCTCGACTAAAGACGATGTAAGTGGAATAATATCTTCAAACTCACAACCAAGAGCATAACAAATATTTGATATTGTTTTCATGGTAGGCATCTGTTTTGCGTTCAAATATTTACTTATCGTACTTTTTCCTATATTGCTTCGTTTAGCTAACTCACTTTGATTAATACCTTCATCTTGCATAATATAGTCAAGATTATAGGCAAACGCTTCCAAATAATTCTGTTCAGTCATACGGCACTCCTTTCTTAATAGAAGTTTCGTATAAGGAACACTATATTAGCTATACGAAAATATTAATATTTTAATAATTTTATATAGTAAATTGTTCGTTCCTTATACGAAACTCTAAAAACACCTAAAAAACGCTAAAAATCCCTCAAAATCCGGTCAAAAGTTAAGTTTTTTGCATAATTTTTAAAAATTTTCTTATTTTTTGTATTTTTTGGATATCCAATTAATAGTTTCTACTTCTGACCGGAATTATTGTGTATCCAATTATTCCCTCATTTATCACCCCCTTTAATCTATTTTTTGGATATCCAATTAATCGTCGTTCAATTGAATTTTTTTCAATTTTTCCACCATTTTAAAACCCTCTAAAAGTAGATCAATTTTTGTTTCGCCAGTCTTTTTACTTAAATTATCAAGCCGTTCGTACTCGTCCTTAGTCAGTCTTAGCCTGTAACCAAACACCTTATTATCTTCTTTCTTAGGTCTCCCTTTTTTATTTCCCATAAGTCTCTTCTATTTACTACTGCAATTAAAAGCAATCGCTCCGGCTATGGCAAATAATCCAGCACATGTAAATGCGTCTGTATTTCCAGTAACGCAACCAGCAATCATAAAACCGATTGTAAATAACCATCCCATATTTATTACCTCCAAATTCTTCCTGTTCGTTTGTTTTTAACTACTATTCTTTCTTCCAGATGAAAACCTGACAATTCACATAAATTAAATATAGTGCCTAGAAGCTTCTTAAATTTCTCTTCTTCGGCCTGCTCATCCATGCTGACATTTCGAATAGCATTATATGCTGTAGGATCATATTTACCTGATCCATTCTCTTTTATATTGCGACCGCCCATATCACAACAACCCCCTTTTAAATCTTGCTGACTATGATTTTAGTATTTTTCAAGTCATATTCATTAATGCAGTCATAATCACAATCTGAAGGCAAACACATAACTGTATTATTCTTTCCCTCATTTAACTCATCCGAGAGTCTTTTGTGTAAACTCATCAAATCTTCTTCCGTATAATCGTCGCCGACTTTAACTATAAATATCACAACAACCCCCTAAATAAATTCTCTTGGATAATTACGTTCGTACACGTCCTTTCTCGACTCCTGATACATTGCCAATAATTTATTAAACATATCCACAAATTTCTGTGGTGTAATGTAATTCTCAATCATACCAAATTCAAGTGTTGCATAACGTTTATCGTATTCATCTTTACTCATACGTTGTTCATCAACAGGTTTCAAAACATTCTCTAAGTCTTTCTCATATTCTTCGCGTGTAATCATATCACTTACCCCACAATCAAATATCCAGCACCATATTTACTTCCACTGAACCACTTTTTTTGAAGTTTAGCTCCAGAAACACCATGTAAAGCTTTTCTATTCACTTGCGTAGCTAAAGTAGTACCCTGCACTTTTCCATAAGTAGCTATCCTTACCTTGTCTCTTTTTTCATTAAATCCCAAGAAGACAACTGTATGTATCGGGTCTTTCTGTTCGAACAATACAATCTTTCCATTTCTTAAAGCTCGTCTAATTCTTTTCTTAACAGCTTTATTATTTCTTCCGGTTATTGGATACCATTTAGCTTTAGGAGCATCTGCAATTTTATTAATTAAAATTTTACATCCAAATATACTGAGCTTACTTCCATTGAATCCGCCAATATATTTTTTAGCATACCGATATAACTCAAGCGGATTCCATGCTGTACCGTCTTTCTGTTTAACTCCTAAAAATTGCAAAGCGATACTTGTAGCTGCCATACTACACCCATGCTTAGTGCAGAAGCTACCGAACTGGTGTGAATCCGGAATAAGAATATGACTTCCATCATCGTAAATAATTCTCACTGGATATTTTTTGTTATTTTCTTTATTTTTGTTCTTTTTAATCTTTGTGATTTTTTTAGCCATGTTTAATCCTCCTTACAATATTTCGGCATCGTAACCTCAACAATATACATACCTTTAGATGCCCCTGGTTCAATCGCATGTATATAAGTATTCGTGTAATCCTTTGGTCTGCATTTAGGACAATTTATCTCCTCCTCGGACCAAATCTTGATTTCTGTCGCAGTGTCTCTGTGTTTCATAATTATCCTCCTATACTCATTAAATCAAACCACACCTCGCGAAAAGCGTATAACATTATTACGCCCAAGAATGATGCACCTACTGATAATATGAATATGACAAAAATATACTCCAATATACTATCACCTCGGTCGTCCCATAAATTCACAAACAAGCAAATATACAAGATAGTGAACAAATATTTCCACATTTGTAAGAATGTATTCAATAGCTGTCAAACCTCCTTAAAAATAAAAGAAAAGACCCAACGTAATTTACGCTGAGTCTAATCTTATTAATGTAATAACAATGCTGGTAAGAATATAATTGCATCTGTAATCAAACCAAGTGCTCCAAAAACAACCCACATAAGAATTTCTTCTCTCAGGGCAGTTTTGTTCACCTCAATTTCATATGTAACAATATCATCTTTCGTCTTCATGTTACCATCTCCTTTCCATTAAAGAAGCTGTATTTTTAACGAATTTTTGTAAAAAAAAAAGAAAGAGCCCGCGATTTTTAACCACAGGTTCTTCCATACAGACAACTTAGATATTCAAATATTAAGCTTCAATGTCTTTCTGTGTGTCTTCAATTAACTCATCAAGCATCTGTTTTGCTTCATCGTATTCCGCATCATCTAATAACTTTTTGAGTTTTGTAAGACTTCTCAGAAGTTTTCTGCTATACGCAATAAATTCTTTCATGTTGTCTTCCATTCACCTGCCTCCCTTCAGCAAGCCCTTTCTTTAATAGTAAGGACAATATCTGTATATAATTATACATCATTCCTCCATTAAAGAAAATGTAATTTTAGCGATGTAATTCACGACTTTTCACAAGAATAATAATTGTCGCAAAATACTCGAACATTGTATACCGTTTCGCCGAACGATACTTCTAGGTACGGCATTTATTGCAATGCTCACATTTATCCATAAAATCTTTTTCTAATTTAATCATTCTTCTCCCCCCCTTTTTTTTTACTCAGTTTAATCCCTAAAATATCAAAAGCGTTTTCAACTCCTTTAACGACCTGTTCGCCATATGACAATATAGCTAACTCAGAAGTACTCGCGTTATCGTCTACTTTTAACTCAGGAATCCACTTCTTGAATTCTTCATAATAGTTACCTTTGTTTCCCATAGCTTTCTTACAAATAGCCATAGCAAGGCCTTTCTCTTTATCAAATATATCTGCATCTCCGCATTTAACAACTGTCTTAGTGTTATCGCTCCAGAACACGATAGTAGCTTCGTTGTTAAATATAACTTTAACGATAGCGCATTCGGGCTTACTAATATCAACGTCAATTGCCGGAAATACATCAGAATGCCGATCGACTTTCATTCTTACTTTAGAATACGGAATACCATACCGTTCTCTAAGAAGAGTAATAATATCATTTATTATCATTTTATAAGCTTCTTTATCAATGCACATCTTATTTACCTCCTGATTTACACAACCATTAAATATGCCATCAGAATTCCAAGGATATCTTCCAGAGTTTCTTGGTAAACCACCTATATTGTGTGGATCTACCATGTCTGTATCTACATAACAAGCCCCAGTGCTGAATGTTGTGCTGAATGTTGTGTTCCATTCCTGAGCAATCCGCTCGTCGTTTTCTTTCATTGCTTCCATAAACTGTTTTGCTTTTTCTAAATCATAACTCATAGTTTATCTCCTTTCTTTTAACTAAGCCTAATCCACATACATAACCATAGCTCTATCAACAATTATTCCTTCGAGTATAGCCCCACTATACTGATTAAACTTTGTGCCTACATACATAGACTGATATTTAATATCCTGAACTGCCTTATCCATGCAAAAATCGTTTACCATTCTTTCTAAATCTTCACTGTTAGTTGCTCCAAATACTTTAATCTTCATAATAAAATCTCCTTTTTTTTGTTTATTTGTATTAAAAAAAGCTCACACCCCCCCAATAAGGATGCAAGCTTTATATACTTTATGTATTATACTATTTTATTTTTCTATCGCAGCTACCGATAATTCGATTTCTTCTATATTTTGGTTTTTAGCAACATCGTAATCACCAATATCAAATGTCAGTTTCGTATTTGGCTCTATACTTTGTTTTGTAACCACATAATTTTTAAGTGACTCCTTGTCTTTTACATCTATGTAAGAACCATCCCCACTGTTAGGAGTTAATTTGATTGATGCTTTACCATAAGAGTCTCGTCGATCTTCTGCTAAAGAAGTAAACCCACAATCGTATAAATTTCGTCCAACATAATCACGAATATAATAGGTTGTCTCATCAGATGCCGGTTTAATATTCGTCATAGATACCTTGTCATGGGTTAGTCCGACTTTATCGACATAAAGTAAAATTTCTTCGACTGTCTGAGTTTTTACAAGATTATCGTCTTCTTTTCCATTTTCATCTTTACTATAAGTAAATTTGATTTCAGTGTTAGGCTCTACATCCTGAGCTACGACCATATATTTTTTTAACTCATTTTCGTCTTCAGCATCGATATATTTTCCGTCTTTATTTTCCAGAACAAATTTTACATAACCTTGACCATACTCATCTGCACGAAAACCGCCAAAGGCAGTGTATCCAACGCTCACTAAATTTTTACCCACATAATCTTTCACATAGTAAGTATATTTATCTGGGGACACTTTAATCTCTGTTTCTTTGTGAGTCTTCTCTGTTGTCGCTTCACTCTTCGATTTATTATTTACAGCTCCACCACCACAACCAGCTGATATAATCATGGTGCCACATAAAAGAATAGTTAATATTTTTTTCTTCATATTTTTGATTCCTCCAATAATTTAAAAAATATTTCTTGTAAAAATCATACCATAGTGTAATATATAAATCAACATACATTGTGTATTTCGTACAATACACCAATATATTATCTAACTATTTCTACATGTGCAGTATATGTTTTATGTATCGGTGTTTCAGTGAAAATATCAACATGATCACCTTTAACTAGACCACCGACGTCCACAGCCAAATATTCTTCACCATCAATAAGAATTTTACTTCCGAGGGGAATAACATCAGGATCAACTGCTACAGTATATAAGTTACTACTTCTAACCCCGGTCGCTGTTTGATACCCCCAATTGTCTTCTCCTGGCCAGTAATAAGTGACTTTAAAATCGCCCATATTAACATTAGCATTTGCAGTTATTGGTGTAAAACTAAACACAGAAGCTGTTAACAGAGTTCCCATAATCGCTTTCTTAATCATTATTTTTCTCCTTTTTTATTTAATTTGAAATATATATCTTCATCAGTTTCATAAGCATTAAAACAATATTTGCAAACTTTACATTTTCGTCGTCTTTCAATTATTCCCTTCATCTCTATGACGACTGTTTATTACCTTTGTATCGCCGTTGCATATCGGACAAGTCATTATTTCACTCCTTTATCGGTTGGAAATGAATCGGTTTGTGAGAATATAAATTAACCCATGTATCGAGGCATTCGTTACACGGGTCTTCTACGTCTTTTTTATTCCGATATTTACATTTTTCACAATACTGATCAAAATATACTTCCTGATTACCTTCTTTATCCATAGTCACCCCTTCTCTCTACCACTATATATTGCAATGTCTGATTCGATTTTATTAATATCAATATCTTTTCTTGACTTATAGAATGGACATTCGTTACTGTTAGAATATTCTTCTGCCAAAACTACACAGTGATTATATCTATATCCAAAACAGTCAAAACATCGAGGAATTTTATTCATACCTACTACTCCTTTTTAATAAGTTTGTCTACACAACTTTTAGCATACGCTATGCCTGAATAATATCCGTCGTTCCATATCTGTTTCAGAGCTTCGAACTGTCCGTCTGTAAGATCCGTTAAATCGTGATCGTCTGCAATACCATTTAAGCGACAATTGAGATCGTTGCAAGATTCTGGAAAAGAATTAGTACCACTACTTTCCAAAGTTTCTACAGCTTTACTAAGAGCTAACATATTCATAAGTGCGCCTATGCTCTTCCCATTACCTCTTGGTTCTTTATAACTTTCTAACATTTTTCTTATCAATAACGAAGCTTCCTTATTTGATAATTGATTACCTACTTGTCCCATTTCGTAAACTTCCTTTCGTTAAATTTCTTTTTTTGTGCAAGCGCCTTAGATATGGCCAGGTCGATACCCGATCTACTTTTTAGATGATAGTAATATAAATCTCTGTACGGAGTGTTCATCCTATCTATTCGTCCTGATGCTTGCTGCATAACCTTGTAGCTGTAATTTTGTGAGAAAAATATAATAGTGTCTGTCTTGATACAATTCCAGCCTTCGCAGCCTGCTGTATACTGAACTAAATATATCCATCTCTCGCAATTCGGTACTTCCTGATGGGTATGTCCAGACCATTCGGCAATCTCGTATCCTACATATTCATCATTGCAAGTTAAATGAAGTAGCATCTCTCGTTCATAGTCGAAATTGTAAAATATAATAGCCCGAGGAGTTTTCTCAAGGATTTCCATTAAAGCCACAATTCTTGAATCGTCCTCATTTACAATTCTTCGCAATATATAACAAAGACCAGCCGCCTGCTGGATGGGTTCGTTTTTAAACGGGTCCCATCTAGTCCTTATGGTTTCCTTATATTTATGTACATCGTACTTAACATAAATATCCTCATGGTGAGGTATAGTGTCTCTATGAAAATCCATATCTACTAAGATTCGGTTTCGGAGTCTAATCAATCTCCCAGTGTTCAAATATCGATCCACCTGAGGCCATTTAGTAAATCTTGAGTAAACGATATGTTCTCTCTGAAATTCAGTCTTGTTTTTGTAGAAGCCATTGGCAATAAACACTGGAATATAGTCGCTCCATGTATCTCCGGGTGTGGCTGAGAGAATAATCCAATTATTATTTTTAGCAATCTTATAGAATGCCTTAACCCATGCCCCTGATCCACACACTCTATCTTCGTCAAATATAAAGAAAGCTCCTGATACATCAACGTATTTCTTGATGTTATTCCAGGAGTCAACTACAATTTTATTTCCATAGAACATGTTTCTATCTGGGTCTGTCGATAATAAGAAGTTAGCAAGTTCGCCTTCCCATTCAAGAGAGTCTCGTTTCATAGCTGTAGTGATAATATAAAGGTTCTGTGGTTTTTGCTTCATAGGAATATGATTTGGCAGCATTGCTCCTCCATTTTCTTTGAAGTAGTAATACAAACCAGTCCTGCTTTTACCGGACCCAACACCACCGTTTAGAATACAGCCATTCTTCATTTTGTTTACCGCGTCTATCTGATAATCTCTTAGAAAAGGTTCTACTTTACTTACCATCCCTAATACCACCACCCCAAATACTTACGTAGTGCTTACATTTAACGCGAATTATCAGATGGTCACGTCCCTCTGAATTAATCGCTTTAAGTGACTTGTCAAGCTTATTCATGTCATCAACATATTTACAAACACCTTTATGTTTGCAATCATCAGCACAATCAAAATTGATTTTCATATCTAAATAACTCCTTTCTGAACTAAGTATATACACAAAAAGAAACTAAACCCCATACATGAAAATATGTAAGGGGTAAGTAGGAACTCGCTACAGTCATCAAATATCTTACTAAGTAGCATTCCGCTAACAGATATCAGTATAAACACAACAATCAAAACGCATATACGAGATATAATCATCACTCGCCCTCCTTATTAACCGGCTGCCATTGTGTTGGAACTGGTGGTATTCCATAAATAATACAGTCATAACATTCATCTGGAGAATCGTTTAATCTCTCAGCATTGAATTTACAATTTATGCAACTTTTTTCGTCATGTCTGTGTTGTTTATCAGATGGAGTGTTTCTTAATACACTTTCAACAGCTTCATCTAAACAATTCTTTCTAGTATGCTTACCTCCAAAAATATCTTTAAAAAACATAGTCTTTATAGCATTTTTAATATTCATTGTTCAACCTCCTTATAAATTAAATAAAAAAAGGAAGAGCCCTTGTTAGAGCTCAACCGATTAATAAGTTAAATTAAGCCTGGTAATAACATAATTGCGGACATCAATAAGATTACCCAAATAATCATAAATCCAGTGCCTAAAGATTCTTCTTTGTAATCGTGTTTACCTTTATACATAGTTCTTCCTCCTTTAAATAACTGTTCTTTCTGTCATTAAAGGAATTGTAAAATGTGCGAATTAAGAGTTTTTTGATTTACCTTTCCAGTAATACTCATCAAACATCTTATCTACGAATTTAATTTTTTCAGGGAATACCTGTTTAATTTGCCCGTCTTCAAACTCTACAATGCCAAGGATATAAGACACTGTTCCTCCAGGTGCTCCACCGACCATTGGCGACGGTTCGACAACTCTGCTATGCTGCCCCCAATTATGGAATAAAGCTTTCACCCCGTCAACATAACAAGGTCTTAATTGTGATACCGTTTCTAATTTCCAACTCATATTAGCCCTCCAACTTTTTTCTTAGTAATTAACTTTCTATATAATCGGATAGCATCCTCACCCTCGAATGCGTTTATAATTTCTATAGGTTTGTTTGGTTTCTTCTTACCGACGATTAATAATGCTTTGTCTTCGCTGCTGAGAATATCAATACTTATTAATAAAGAGTCTTTTAATTCAGACATATTATCCTCCTTTTCAAACCATATAAGTATGTAAAAAGGTCCGCTAAAGAGAGCCCTAGTCACTCATATTGCGGTTTTACAGTAACCTCATTGTTGCCTCGATTTCTTTTTTCTCTTCAACAGTTGGGATTACAATCCCTGTAGTAAGTTTTTTATCGATACTCTCAAGATGTTTACCAATCTTCTGTAAAGCTTTTAAAATATCTTTATCGTATTTATCACGTTCAGCCATACTAACCTCCTAACTTTGTCTCAAATATCTAATTAACAGCTAGATCAACCACAACCCGCCAGTCAAGAACACCATAATAAAGTCAAATATCAATCCCAACATTCCACGCTTTTTCATAGGTCATTCTCCTTTCTCATTTACATGAGGCAAATACCTTGGTATGCATTGTTTACAAATACGCTCTTTCAGATATTCCCCTGGTATATGATGATATGCGTCAGCTCGTCTATACGGCGCAAGCCAAATATACCTTTTACAGCAATTACACATCACAGGAAAGATAGCAAATCTATTAAATCTGAATATCATTCATTCTCCTTTCTTAACGGTAGTTAACTTCTTGTATAATGCAACAGCCTCTTCGCCATCAAAAGCATTCACGATTTCCACAGACTGATTTGGTTTCTTTCGTCCGACAATCAATACGGCATTGTTTTCACTAGCAGATAAGTCAATGCTTACTAATAAAGTGTCTGTTAATGACTTCATCTCATTCTCCTTTCTAAATGTTTAAAAATATAACATCTGTCCCGACACGTCTGGCAAAAACAATCTCGTAAGTGGTTCCTTTGCCAATGGACCCGTCATCTCTGGGAACAACAAGCACCAGGTCTGCTTTTTCTATCTTGTCGAAACAGTCCTCTACCAATTTTGAAAATGGTGTTTCAGGTTGTTTTTTAACATAATCTACATGGTGTCCAAAGGATGCATAATCTTCAGCTATTTCTTTAATCTTTTCATCACGAGATAAAGAACCTATCACATAAATATTAAACATCTCATTCTCCTTTCTCCAGAATATCCATAACTTTACTACGCTCTTTTTCTATACCGTCATGTAAACCTTCTTTATATCCACGCCTAAATATTCCAGCTTGCGCGGTAGCTGTATTATAACGTTCAAAAATATCTATCCCGTATTCTTTCATCATTCTTATTAACTGAATAGCTTGGACCAACTCTTCTTTCTCCACAACAATGTTAGATGTACTAAGCCCAAAGTCACGTAATGTCTGAAATATAAATTCATCTTGAGTTTCTGCCACTCGCATACTTACCTGTCTAATTGTCTTGGAAATTTCGTCGGCAATGTCGCTATCGGTTTCGCTATACGAACCTGACTGGTCAAATTTTTCATTGCAATCTGCCAAAGGTGAATTCTCTTCAAACCCTGCGCCGGATATAACCCAATTCATTTTAGCTATCTCATTCTCCTGTTTTAATTTCTTATATTTCTGTCTCAGATTCATATTTATCTCCTTTCACTTCAACAATGACAGAGCCTTCTAACTCTCCGTCAGTACGAATAGGCAAGACAATACCAATCCCTAAATCGTTCTCAATAGTGATTGGTCTGTTCTTACCATTAAAATATACGTTAATTTTTTCACCCTCATCGAGGACGCCATAAGTGATGTCCACCAAACCAATTCTAAAATATGAATCGTTATACTTCATAAGATAGTCGTTGCTGTGAATAGCGTTCTTGGAATACTTATACCCCTTGCTCTTAGCCTCTGCGAGAACTTTGTTAAAGTCGACTTTCTCAAGATCTCCAGCACGATGTACAAGTCTAGTAACATCAGGATATCTATCTGGTTCGTCGCACATCGGAATCTCTCCACAAGACTCTTTTGTTAGTACAAGAGAATATGAGTTAGTGAATGAACTATACTTCCCATCCTCGAACTCTACTTCACATGGCTTAGTGAGAATCGGTCTCGTCTCACTAATAGTCTTTAAATATCTTTTCATAGCCGCATAACGTTTCTTAGCACTTGGATTACTCTTTAGTGAATTTGCATAAATCTCATCTTGCAATAAACTCTTTAATTCTTCTGTTTGTCCTTTGTCAAGCATCTCCAAAATTTTAGAATTTTGCATGAGGTGACAACTCCTTAGTTGTTTATTTGTCTATCTTTTCGTTCGTAATACTCTTCTTTAGATATTTCAGTCCAGCTACCCTCTTCATCACCTTCTGGTTCTCTGAAGAATCTATTGATTTCGATTTTTTCCTGCTTACCATTCTCTGTTTTCAATGCATAGAACACGCCAACAGTATCAAAATCGCCGTTCTTTTTGTCTGTTAAGAAATCCTCGCAATAAACCTTGATTGGTCTACCAGGCATATAAGGCATTGTTATAGGAAACATCTCATCAATGATTCTCCTAACCAGCCCAGAAGAATACGTATTGTTTGAGTCATGAATGCTAACGCAATATGAACGGTTAACGTCGTTGTATTTAACAGTTCCGTCGGCATAGATGTCCTTAAATAATGAACTCATTCGTTTACACTGATATACTTCCGGACCGTCTTTAGGACGTGAGCGCTTATTCCAAACATCATCCGTATCTTCAATAGGTGTTAACGGTTGTCTATCTAAAAGACGAACTAATATAGCCTGCGTCATTTTAATACTGAAACAGGAGTGACCGTCTTCACATAAACTTTCAAAAGCTTTTATTGCACTTTCGTAGCAGGCACATCCATAATCAAACTCTCCTTCTTTTCTATTTGGATTTTCTTTCTTGCAAGCAATTTCAACTTCTCGTTTTGCCCAATCTAACATATTACTCATACGTATTATCTCCTTTCAAATCTTCACAAAATCGCCAGTGGGTGCATGAAATACTCGCCCGTCATCACATATAATTTGTGTTTGCTGAGGACAAGCTGTTGGATAGTACTGCTTTATTACAAACCCTCTAGGTTGACCTGGAAATGTAACGCACATTACTCTATCTCCATATTTGATTTGTTCGTTCATATTATTCCCCTTTCAAATATCAACGCCCATCTTCTGAGCGAACTCGTTAATCTGTTCCATAGTTAACCATTCAGGTTTATCTCCATCCGGGAAACTATTCCAAATATCAATCATGGTTTGAATCTGCTCTTTCTCACTATCCGCCCAAAGACAATTAGCTGATCCTCCAATTCGCAAGTAATACTCACAATCCTGTCTTAATCTGTCCAGTAACATGTAACAGAATCTCGGTTCTTTCTTGCTCCAGTCTTCCATGATCAACACCTCCTTTTAGTTTATAAATTTGGTCTTTCTTCCGGTAATAGCATGATATTCATAGTCGGACTTTTAATCACGCCAAATAAGACGAGGATTTTATGGAAATTGCTGTTAAGACAATGTTTTCTCCATATATTCCATCGCCTGATATGATTTATTAATTTTTTCATATTACCCCCAACTCTTCCATATATCTCATGTGTCCATTACGAGCACGACGGTATGCATCCTCTAAACAGAAGTCCTTAACCATCTGCTTATCAAGACAAAGTGCTGCTAATACATCGTCATCTCCAGACCAGTTAATGGCGTACTCATGGTTGTCCATTTCATACCGGAATGCCTCTTCGGCAAACTGCTCATTTTTCATAGCGTTCTGAAGCTCCTCAGTGTGTCTTTTCAACATTGCTTTAAAAGCTGGCACATCTGTCTTTTTCATAACATCACCCATGTTGAGATATGTGCAACACTCTTCCTTAGTCGCTCCTAATTTCTCCAATGCCTCTTCCAATTGCTTTTCGTTAAATGCATAGGCGATAGGGAAATCTGTCAATTCTTGTTGCTGTCTTTTCATCATGTCCAAATAAGCTTGCGCTTTCATCTTGGATCACTCCTTGAGATATAATTTGTCCAGTGACTAAGTTCAGTTAAAACAAAAAGAAAGAGGCCCATTAAGCCTCCTCCTCTTTTTCTTTTTTAGAATCTTCTTGTTCCTTTTCTACAAAACCTTGCGCCATAGCTTTTACTACTTTATACTTCATCTCATAAAATCCAACTAAGTATCCAGCCACACCTACCGCTGCGTATTTCATAAACTGTTTCATTTTAGATTCCTCCTTTCTTCTCATTAAAGAAGTTGTAATTAATGCGAATTACTCTTCCGGACTTTCCTCAGAAGCAAACCGTGCTGCAAACCGGTCAATCTCCTGCGTAACCTCCATAGACTGTAAATATGCCGTTCGTCCTGTCTTTCCGTTGACTTCCCAATCGTACGGCCTAATATCCATATCAACACTGAGAATGTCAATGTCATCGATTAAGCCCACTACATCTTCACTAAGTTTTCTGACATTATTTCCACTCTTTAAATATATAGCAGGTCCTCTATCATTAAATTTGATTTTGACCGGAAGATACATAAATGGAGAATCGTCTTCATCTCTCGGCGGTTTGATTTTTACATTCCACCCTTTCTTGACAAGAGCATTAGCCATGTCTTCTTCCGGTATAAGGAGCGCAAAATTCCTATCGCCTTCCCTATTGAATTTAGATGGCTCCCCTTCGAAATTTCTGTAAATAATTCTAGCGTCATCAACCTGTAAAATGTCTCTTGGTGCGAATGTTAATTCCATAATTTTAATTCCTTTCTTCTTTTAAAAATATAAATGGATAAGTTTATAAAAAGAAAGAGCCCTAGTTAGGACTCCTCCTTTGATACTGATTTGATAAGTGACTCCCATACCTGATCTTCTTTCTCATCAAGGTTTCCGAGTGCATCTTTGTATTTTCCTCGATAAGTGCCATAATTCATGAACAGAAATCTCAAATATTTATTTTTATCATCTTTGTGATGATTATCGTTTTCAATAAATGAGATTACTGCATCTAAATTTGCTGCTGATCGAAATAAATCCAATCTAATGTTTTCAAGTTCCTTTAATAATTTTTTCGTTCTATCACCCATGAACGTCACCATCCTTTCATTAAAGGAGATGTAAATATCACGAATTATAAGAACGGTAACTCATCTTCGTCCGTATCTGGGATTGTCATGAAGTCTTGGGTAGGTTCTGGCGGAATATAAGGATCATCTGAAACGAACCATTCGAAGTCTCCATACTTACTAATTACTTCAACAGCATCGTCAGCAAGCTTATCATAGAATCTATAGTCAATATAATCTTTCTTATCTAAAGACTTAACAACCTCGGACTCAAGCCAGCGATATCCAGTAGAGCCTGATGCTGCGTAGTTTTTACCTTCGTTAATACGGTAAAGCACACCGCCACCATAACCTGGCTGAATAGGAGTAAACTGACCTACTCTTCCTACGAAAATATAATTGTGTCCTGGCTCAATCAACTCTTTAAGTCTCATTGATTCAGGTTCAAATGTTGTGTCTGAAAGCTGACCTTTCTTATACTTACTCTCAAGTTTATCAAGTTCTTTCTCATACTCAGTCACATCTGGAAGATCTTCGTTCATGTCCAAATATAAAGATCCTTTAGCTACTGAGAAAATTTCGCATAAGTCTTCAAACACAATGTCTTCATGACTGAATAAATTCTTGAATACATAAGGTACAGCAAACTGTTTACCTGTAGCCGTCCAAGGATCTTCAATATGCTTCTTATTATCACTAGGAGCATATCCATAAATAGCCTCACATTCGTCAGGATCTTTATACTTAGCAATATAAACTGCGTCATTTACTAAGCACATACGATCGTATGTAGCTTCATGTTCGAATGTGTAGCCATATCTCTTACCGAATTCCATAACAAATTCAATAATCTCCGGAGTAGCATCTGGAATCTTAATCGAGTCTGTCTTAATATGAGCAACAGTGAAGCCGCGTTCCTGTACTGCGTGTTTAAGATCCACCATGAATAAAGCTCCACGCTTAGCAACAATATTGTCTTTGTTTCTCATATCACGGAATGGATTCTCAAAGCCGGCCGCTGTTAAACCGTATACTGAGTTAATAGCTGTCTTAAGCGCATTAGCAAGATCTCCAGATTTCATCTCGCCGTTCTTAACCCTCTGAATATGTTTCGTAAGCTTACCATCAAGCATATGGTTAACTTCTTCCCAAGCTTCGTGTTTAATGTTTACACGACCTTCGACAATATCACGATAGGCGGTAGTGAATTTGACACCAAATAAACACTCGGCAATAGTGCTGTGGGGATGCATGGAAGCAACGTCAAGTAAAGCTACATTACCGTACATACCCGGCTCTGCATAAACATAGCCACCCTCGCCTACTTCCTCTCCACGATATGTAGATTTACCGTATTCGTACTTATACCCAGGAAAATATGGTAAGAGCGATCCTTCTTTACCGTGTGTTTTCTCCATCATTTCCGGACAAGCTTCTGCTAAGAAAGTATATGTTTCTTCGTCCATATTGTGTACCGGTTCAGCTAGATTACGGTAATGGAATTCATTTTGAGGATGTCTATTGCCGCCAAATATAATTTTCTGAGTTAATGTATTTGTTGTGGAATTAACTGGCATATCTGCCAAATCTGCTAAAATTTCTCTTGCGGTCCAATCTGCCGATAAATAATTAAAAGCTGCTTCAGTTGCGATAACATCGTCATCACAATACTCAGCAACTTGTATCCATTTTTCTTCCGGTACCGGCTGATCCCATGGTAAACCTAATTCGTGATGCTTTATGTTTTTAAGCATTTGCCTAAGGTCATTGCTCATTTTTGAATCCTGATTGTTTGCTTTACTCGACATTTCAATCTCTAATTTCTTAAGGGATTTTTTATTACCAGCACTTGCAAAATCATATACATCTGTATATGACAGATTATATGCTTCACTGAAAAATGAATTTTTATCTCCGGATATAATCTTTTGAGATAAATTATACAAGGCTTTATTATCATAACCCATCATACATGCATAAATAAGATGATTATCGTATCTGCGACAATTAAAACCGACTAATCTAAACCTAATTAAATCTTCAATATCTTCCGGTGTAGGATTAATCATTCGCACGATTGGAACACCTACTCCCGCCGGTTTCCAGTTAACAAGAAATAAATTAGGGAACACCTCAATATCATAAAAGACTAAAGGTTTTTCGTCATTGTTTACTGGTTCTGCCGGTTCTTCAGATTTGAATTTCATGCCCGATACCTGTTTTAGACATTTTTCTGATTGATTGGTACTACCGGCTGCAAACGCTACCACTGGACCTTTCATGTCTGATACGTCATAATGCATTCCACTATTATACGCGTCATCAAGTATCTTAAATATAAACGATACTTCCGGCGCTGTGGACCCGTGATGTTCTTTATTCAGACATTGTTTAATGGTCGTTCTTATACCTTTTTCTGATTGAACAACATCTGTATTAATCATTTTTTCCTCCTTTAATGGTAAACCTGAGCTGATGGTTGTAATTGGTAAATCGTTACATTTTGTGAGTTTACGCCTTAATGAACTTTTTCCTGTAAAAATTTTAACCTCAATGTTGTCAGAATATATTCTTTTTAATTTTGTCGGGTCGCCAGTATAAATATAATGTAGATGAATCCCGGCTCCGCCTTTGCTTACTTCGGCATATGTAGCTGGCCATTTACTAGCAGCTTCAAGATTCTTTTTGAACGACTTGTTACCGGATTCGTCTTTTAAATCGAAATCAATTACTATGTGATTTTCTGGAATCTTGACATAATGAAGTTTCGATGGGTCAATGGAAGATAACCTGCTTGTGACTTTGTCCCACGGTTTTCTTGGGGTTTCTTTTTCGTTTGCGTATTGTGCGAAACAGGATGCACATTCTTCGTTGAATGTAGATATTCGTCTATCATCGAGTTGTAACCAAGAGCTTCTTCTACCATTTCTCTCTTCATTTTTCTTACCTCCATTTAATTCTTTTTCAAAAATATCAGTTCTAAAACCGCTATATCTATTCTGTATACGACAGTCCCCATCAATTCTCTCTTCAAAACTCCTAAAATAGTTTTTTAATTCTTCTTTAAAAGTCCTTAAAGAAAATGGATAAGACACCTTAGCATCCTCAGTATATTGCTTATACATTTCGTAAGCTGTTTTTAGGGTTGTGCTGTCGTGTTTTTTAAATACAGAATACGAGTCAATTATAAAGTTATAAAAATCATTAGAGGCGCCTAACATGATTGTGGGGATATAATCGTCGTAGTAATCGGGGTCTGCTGAATATACCTCTTTACAATGCTGAGCAATAGCACCTAATTCGAAATCTATTTTCTTCATAGTTTCTTTGTATTCTCTGGTTGATAACTTATTTCCGGATGGAGTTACATCAATAAGTCGACGTAACAATCCGGATTTACCATCCGTAATTTTTACTGGTTTATTCGTTCCCATAAACAGAAACGCATTAAACTTATTGGTGTACGTTGACTTAAATTTCTCATTAACTGTCATAAGCTCGTGTGAAACCAGACTGTTGAGCCTAGTGTTATCTTCGATTCTTGACAAATCGCCGTCATGTTGAATAGCAACTAATGGGTTTGTTTTGAACGCTTCCAAAGCAAAAGAGTTATTACTCGAGCCCAACGCTTTAGCATCAAAGACCGAATAATAACCCTCGAATAATTTTTGTATTACATTCAATATTGTAGATTTGCCGGTACCTGCCGACCCATAGAACACCATGAATTTCTGGATATCTTTAGAATCTCCAGATACAATTGCGCCTATAGCCCACTCTATCTTATGTCTTTCACTGGGGGAATATAAAGTAGAGATCAGCTTATCCCATGCCGATATGTTCCCGGCTTCGAGTGGGTATGACAATCTCTTACTAGCATACTGCTTCTTGTCAGTTTTGGTGTTCGAAAATATCAATTCCTCGTCCAAAGGATGATAATTGTCTCGCATCTGTTTCTGACAATACTTATGCCACGAGTCTATCGACCCGGTGGAACCATCCCACATGTATGCAACTTTTAAGCCGTCGTCAGTTGTTTCTTTATTAGCGACAGCTTTTAGTTCTTGGTCTATTAAATCTAAACAATCCTGTTCATCAATAGACCAAAGACCTTTATCTTCGACCCATACGGCATAGAAATCGCCACCTCTTATCATTAAATCGGAGGATTTCTTTATAATAAACTTAGGATAGATTTCGGTAACGCCCTTTTTTGGATGGCGTTTAGAAACCTTTACAAAATCAAGCATTACATCGTTCAACCCCCTGCATTTAAGAAATACTATCTAAGAACCAACAAAGCTGAGTCCAAATATCGACATCTCTCAAATCAGCCGGACAGTTATATATTCTAAATAACCCTCCACGTCCATCTGGACTATAACTTCGTTCCATCATAATAGTTACTTTTTTTTTAACTTCGTCTTCATCGAAGTGTCCATCGTACATTCCACCAAGGCCCATATTGTTCAGCATCAGCCATAACCACTGGTTTGTACGATTACCTTTTCGTGGATCATCCATGATTTCTTCTTCGCATCGTATAGCGAGAGCCGTCATCATTTCCAACACTGAACATCTACCCTTAAGACACTCACTAATATCGTCGAAAACTTTATCTCGCCCAGTTAAATATGCAAATCGCCATCTTAGATTCTCGCCATCCATAGCTCGATTTCTATCATCTTTGAGTACACTTATAAATTTTATTTCATGGAGAAACGTAAACAGTTCATGATAAGATATAGCCGACGAATTATTTCCAATACTGTAAATCCAATCGAAGTATTCCTTTTTTATAATTGTCTTTAATTCGTTTCGCATCATAGCTATTGTCCCTCAGTGAATGTTTCTTTGTATGATTTGTAGTCGGCTAGTATTTCGTAATCTGTCTTATTATTTTCGTTTCGCACAAAAACTGAATCGTCCTCATATTCTCCAAAATGACGAACTCCATCCCCGATCAAAGCTATTGGGTCTTCGATAACGTTATTGTAAGTGTCTGTGATAATGCCATCGGTATAATACGTCAGACTTTCTGTACCATAGTCATTGTCTTCGCCAAATTCCTCTGGTGAAATTACATAGATACCGTCCATAATATCCTCCTTTTCTTTTTTTTTATTATCTGAATATGTTGTATACTTATTTTCGTCAATGATTTCTTTATTAGTTGTTTTCGGATCTTCTCTTTTTTCTACTGTATCATCTTTTTTATCCATATCTAACTCATCATCCACAATCTCATACTGTGAATCAAGGATTTTCCAGGTTATAAAAGAACCGACAGCAACACCTGTTGCAAATATAAATATTTTATTTAAAAAAATGTTCATAATCATCCTCCTCTTTTAATTAAACGGGTTTGGTTGTTCTAAAATATAAATGTTTTCTCCATTTTTCCATCCGCGGATTTTTTTGAGTTCGAATAAAGTTTTTATTGTGGCTTCTCCGGTGTTCCATTTAAGGGCCGCCTGCTTTACGGTCATCACGCCAAGAATATCACATACATTAGTAAACTCTACATCTTCGAAATTATTTTCAAGAATAAATATGATTAATTCTCTTCCGGTCATTTATTCAACCTCCTAAAATACCGAATAGCATCGGTAGTCGAAAGTATCACGATAAATATAATCCGACCCGATGCTATCAAGACTTTTTGTTATTCAAATTTTGTCGTAGATGTTACCATCTACGTTAAAATCCAGAAGAATCGTTCGTTCAAGTCCATTAACAAATCTTCTATTTGCCTCGTTGTTAATATCATAAATACCAAAGTCTACGAAATTGTCACCAACCGGATGTTTTTCATCGTAAATCCATCCTACAACCATTCCGGCGGCAGTTCTGGTAATGCCAAGCATGTCATACACCTCGTTTAATGTGAGCCATCCTCTACTTTTCAATAAGTCATTAGCCCAACACTGCTGTTTCTTTAAGAACACCAAATTTAACTCTGGATCTTTCGTCCAGCCGGTACATCCGTCATCATAAAATCTGGCAAATTCTGAAAGCTCATTGGGGTCTACCGTATTTACAGTAACCTTGCTTGTTTTTTCTTTTCCGTCCTCATCAAGTTCTGTCACTTCGACAGTGTCTGATTTGATATTATACTTGAGTTCTCTATCGAGCTCTTTTCCGAATCGTTCAATAACACGATTTCGATAATCTTTAAATCCTTTATCTACTGCTGTATATGCTGCTGCGAGTGCTACATTACGTTTACGAAGAATATTATGTCCTCCAAAGATTGCACCGATAGATGCAGCTCCAAGAATAACTGATGGACCATATAATTTAGCAATTTTTAACGCCGACTGTGTATACGTAATAGTTAAATCTTTGCTCGCATCTTTTTCTGTATACTCTTCAGAATATCCTTCTTCTTCAATATAATCTTTTATCTTATCAATCTGTTCTTTGGATTCTTCTAAAACAGAATCTAATTTTCTGGTGGCTTTGCAAGCTAACACAGCGCTTGTCACAACGCCTATAACCCCTGTCACTACCAGAATTTCCGGGCTATGTTTTTTAAGCTGAAAACTAGCTTTGTGAAATGTTCTATTTACTTTAGTTACAATATCAAACTTTTTCATAATTAACTATCTCCTTTTCTATCTCGTTAATACTAAACAAACGTCTGTTTCTTCTGTGTTTGCAAACGTACGCACTTGAGCATTATTATAAACAGAACAACCATCACAATCCCTTTCAGGCAGACCATACATTTCATAGACTTCTCTTTCGGTTATGTTATTATTCTCCATAAGAAACTCAAATACTTTAAAATAGAATTCTGCGGCATCTTTTTTATTATCAAACAAAAATATTAATTTGTTCCCTTCTTTAACTGGCATGTGTTCTGAGTGTTTAGGTGCATTATCACACGGACTCTTAGGTGGCATGATTCCTTCAACTTTCTTAATAAGATGATTTAAGTACCACTGAGCTTTCTTCAAATCTTCAAGTCCGTTTTTATGTTTCCAGCGACAAATATACTTGATAATATTACCCGTATCAGTCGCTTCAATTCCTTCAAGATCTGATGTAAACGCTTCGATTACATCAATTACTTCAACCCCTGAATCTGAAGTATAATGTTCCGGATGATTTACCATATCTTTCATTTCTAGCCTCCTAATCTATAACCTTTGGTTTTGGTAATTTTATAATGTATCCATCTCTAACTCTAACTACTTCAGCAGTTCTAAGACTAGACCATCCATATTTGTTATCGGTATAGTTTCCTGTTTCTCCAACCAAATCATAATAGTCCGAAACACTCACGATATCGTATCTATCAATTATTTCATCCATTTTCTCTAATACCTCGTCAGCTTCTTGGCGAGAAGGAATTACAATATCGTCGAAAGAATATCCAGACCTTCTAGTTGCAGTCCGGTCATCTCTTCTGTCTCTACTCGAATAATCCCTATAAGAAACATAAGTATTGGATGGACGTCTTTTGTTTCCTTTAACAGCTCCCCAAAGCATCATGTCTACTCCGTTTGTTATGATATCCGAGATAGTGTTTTTAATTGTTGGAATAAGAACATCCATCCAAATATAATCCACAACGTTTGATGCGTCTTCAGCGACAAAAACATCAGCGAATTTTGTCATGCTGCTTTTCTTTTTTCTTCGTACTTTACCTTTTACTACTTTTTCTACTTTTTTCTCTTTCATTTCTTCTTTATATTTATGGCTATTTGGCTTGTAATCCATGTCCATGCTTTTACCTCCTAATCAATAATCTCAAGTTCTCCTGGTACTGTAATTTTGGTTCTCGGTGTTCTATTTGTCGCTCGCTTAAACTGATATGCCAAATTACTTCTGGCTTTTCGTTTCGACGATGCTATAGTTTCCCCTCGCCAACATTTAGCAATTACCTTATCAAATTCAAGCACTGGTCCTTCATAAAAATATCTATGATCCATAGTGTTCCTCCAAAATAAAAAGAGAAACACCTTGTTACAGGTGCTTCCCTTATGGAAATATAAATTCTATTCTTCGTTTTCAACTCCTTCAGAATCAGAATTCTCAAGTGTTGGAATCTGATTATTTGATGTATTATTCTCAAGAGGAGAATAATCGTCATTACCAGAACCTTTAGATCCTAAAGCATAACCCACTGCACCGCCAACCAAAGTTAATCCTACTGCCAGGATTTTCTTTTTGTTTTTAGTGATAAAGTTTTTTCCTTTAGTAAATAAATTTTCTTTCATTTCTTCTTCTCCTTCGATTGTAATATCATCATCATTAACAACTTCAGTTTCCATCTCTTCGTTTTTCATTCCTTCTTTAATCATTGTTCTTCTCCTTTCACAAATGAAAATTTATATATTCTTCCATTAAAGTGTTTGTAAATTGTGCGAATCAATCTATGTATCCGGGATTGTATCTTGGTGGTACCTCATAATCCAGCATTAAGCATGGGTTTCCATTTTCCATTTTTGTGGCTACCATTTCAACCTCGATTTTTCCTTCAGAATATAAATTCCATCCAAGGTCTGGAGTGTATTCGGTATATTTAACACCTATTTCATTATAAAATTCTTTTAATGTTACATATTCTTCCATTCCAGATATCATTCTATAATTCAAATCATTTATAGCTCTTTTTATGGTCTCCACCTCAGATTGAAAATAACTTGTTGATATCGGTTCGAAAAACCACACTTTATTGCTATCGCCGACAATTACTACTTCAGATTTTGGCTGTGTAGTATTGTCTATTTTCTTCTGGGCTACTTTCTCACGAATATCTTTCGCTTTTTCTTCTCCGAGTTCTTCGACAATAGTTTCTTTATATTCTGACAACGCTGTTTCAGATAACTTATATGCCGTGGCTAATGCTGCGTTACGTTTCATATTTACCGAGTTAGCACCAAAAAGACAACCTGCTGATACTAAGGTTAGTGATACTGATGGAATATAACATTTCCAAACCGCTTTAACTTTTTCTTTAACAGTCAGGTCTTCTTTCTTGTCGTGTTGCGCATCCTCCATAAGCTTCAATGCTTTAGGGGTTGCCTTCACAGCAAGTATGGTAGAAGTAATCATACCGGCGACCCCGATACCCGTAAGAATTTCGGGACTATGTTTAGATACTATTCTTTTTGTATCCCTTACAAATTTACTTAGTGTCATTGTTTTACCTCCTTCAAAATAAAAATAAGAAGCCCTTGTTAGGACTCCTTATTATTTTCGAGATTGTCGATTTTTTCTATCAACTCATCTATTTTTTGATTTTTTTTGTTATCCATTACGGCTCCTACGAATGCACCTACACCCATAATTACTGGAGCTATCAAACTTCCAAAATCAATTTTCGATAAATCTGTTTTTTTCATTTCGTTCATCTCCTTTCCATAATAGTGATTGTATTTTTCACGAATTAATATGGTTCTTCCCAATATTTAAATCTAGGTCGGAATAACATTTCTATAATATAAAAATTAGTTCCGTCTTTTAATTGTGCCTTATCATGATTAAAATCTATCCAATATTCACCTTCGTCATAAGGAGTCCAACCGATGCAATCTCCTTTCTCTATTCCTTCTAAACCTAAAAATTCATAGAACTCATTTACGTTTTCTTCGCCTGCTAAAATATAATTTCTATTAATATGATATTCTGCCGTAAGAACCTGCTCAATAGTCGCTTCAAAGAATCGTTTAGAAAACTCGTCATACCATAAAACGCTCTCCCCCTCATGCCCACATATTGATAAGTCTACATCGTGAAGTAAGCATGATGCCGTTACTGAAACTTTTTCTGATTTTTCTACAGCAAGAGCTTCAATTATTCTATGATCAGCTTCTTCTCCATAAAGTTCTTTAAGTTTTCTACGATAATCTTTATATGATTGATCCAGCATAGCATAAGCACTCATCATACTTGCTTGTTGTTTTCTATTAAGTGACTGTGCTCCGAATATGCATATAATCGTAGTGCCTCCAATAAGAATCGAAGGTAAGTATGTAAGAGCTGTCGCTTTTGCTTTCTCCCATTTCGATAATTCTTCTCCCTTGTTTTTCTCAGCCTCTTCTAACAACTGAATTGCTTTTGGAGTCGCTTTTACTGCTGTTACTGCTGTAATGACAACTCCAATACTAGCCAAACCTGATAATATGACCGGCGTATTATGTTGTAAATATTTTTTTAACGACATAGTATACCTCCCTAAAAAAAAAAGAAAGAGGTCAATAATGACCTCCATATATAACTGTAAAACTGTTTTATTCGCCGAAATATATTAATAAACAATATATTAAGGCTCCACCCAGTATCGCAATTAATGCTTGCATGTTGTTTGTCCTCCTTCTTTTAAATTATCTGCTACAGAATTTGCCAGTTTTGTCATAAACCGTAATGATTTTCTGCTATCGCCGGAATATAAAGTTATAGCTTCTATAACTGAGATATCATAAGCTTTTAATACACCTAACATGTATCCTTTTCCTAATATAAATCCCAGTTCCATCGTACCCCATATAATACCTCCGATAGCACACCTTTTAATCAGTTTGTTCATTTTTAGCTCTCCTTTCAGATTTTATTTCATAATAGGAATTGTAAAAATAGCGAAAAAGAAAGAGCCATCGCTGACTCTAACCTTTGAGATTATTTTTTGCATTTCTTTTTTACCAAATGTTTTAAAATCCATCCTATCAAAAATATACAAATAATCACATCACCAAATATTATTATACCTACTGATCCGATACATCCAATACCAATCACCGTGGCTACAAGTAATATTAATAATGTAATCAATAAAATTGTAAATAGAATCATTTTTAATTCCTCCTTAAAAATATACTTTATATCTCATAATAGGAATTGTAAAATATGCGAAAAGAAAGAGCCTCAGATTTTTCCAAGGCTCCATTTTCTTATTTGCGGCTACTCTTGATTTCATTTACAATGTATGGAATTATCATACCAATCCCAAAACCAACAATACCAATAATAGTTCCTTTCACCAGACCTTGTCGATATAGGTCTGCGCCAAAAGCTATAACAGCTTCGCATTGTTTTTTATTGAAATTTGATAATTCGATCTTTTGTCTTTCTGTAATCATCATATGCCTTCATCTCCTTTCATAATAGGAATTGTAATTTTCGCTAAATACTCCGTCTATCAAAACATGTTTCCCATCGTTCACGTTTCAATGGTTTCATCTTCAAAGCCCACATAATCTGTCGAACGCTAACTGTTGGGTATATACCTTCGTCACATTCACCGGCCCGTTCATCGAAAAAACTCTTGAATTTTGGATGCAAATATATTCGATCTGTCAACCATGGATCTATCTCGGTCCAATATGTTGACTTATTTTCTGAATTATATCGCTGCTGAATTACGGCCAATCCCTTATTACCTATCTGATATAATGTACAAATGCTATACACCGGATGATTGCATGTGTAAATTACACCGAATATAGAGGAATATATTTTTGGTTTTTCATAATGATATCTCATAAAAGTTACTCTTTTCGTTTTATTAAAATTAAAAGAAAGAGCCGAAGCTCAATCTTTTTAGATATTATTTGTACGTAGTTTTACTTTCTTTATTAATATTTAACAGTTTTTCTAATTTACTTTCGCCATTTTTCTTTGTGTATTTAATTTTTGTACCTTCACGATTAATAACCACATCATAGTTTTTGCCCTCGACAATGTTATAGATTTGATTTTCGTAATCCTGAATCTGAGAATCTTTTTCTTTAATCTTATTCTCATACTCAATCTTTACTTTATTCAACTCTACTTCATGTTTATGGTTTATACTACTCAGTAATATAACCAAATATGTACTCATTAATACCATAGTCAATACGATTCCTAAAATAGTTTTCTTCATAATAAATACCTCCTAAAATTATACATTTATATCTCATAATAGGAATTGTAAAAAATACGATATAAAACCAAAAAGAAAATGACAGTGTCAAGTTCCCTCAACACCGTCAATTTTTTACATGTTATTTTTTAAACATATTAAAGATTTTTCTAGTGAATTCTTTTCCTGCTGTCGATGTGATAACATTACTCTGGTCAAACTTTAATGTTTTTATTGTTCCCCAGATAGTTATGCCTGCCGGAATAACAATACCAGCAATATTAATTTTGTTTCGAGTCTTTCTATCTTTTATATCCTCTTCCAATTGCCTATATTTTAAATTGAGTTCAGTTTCCTTACTGTCAATTCTTTCTTTAGCGTCGGATTCAAATTTTTCCATTTCGATTGCTCTATCCATTAATTTGCTGATGCCGTTAACTGCTGTTTCATACTTATCTGAGCCAACCTCAAGCTTTGATAATTCTTCAAGTTCTGCTTTGATTTCATCGTGCAACATAGTTTCATTTTTCATCATGAAAACCTCCTTAAAAATATAAATATTAACATGTTTCCATTAAAGGCTATGTTATTTTTGCGACTCGTCTTTTTTAAGAATGACATAAGATTTATGTAATAAAAGTTCTTTGTGTTCAATTTCTATACTAATTGTATAAAAACCAGTGTCATCGTCATCGTAGGGTTCCAACTTAAATTTACCGAATACTCCAGTTTTAACAAAAGGAAGCCCCACCAATAGACATCCTATAAATATACCACCGATAAATACAAATAAATAAATCATCTTACACCTCCGTTATTTTTTATTACTTACAAATTTAACTCAGTTTTTGGTAATCTGCGTTCTTGTTTTTTTTTTACACGCAAAAAAAAGACGCCAAGCAAAATAACTCAGCGTCTACAATTTTTATTTTATTGTATTGATATTAAATCAGTATTTATTTTATTCTGAACCTCTAAATAATATTTTAATTCTGTGTCATTCAGGTCATTATCCTTAAGAGCATCAAAATCTTTTATTACCTTCGTATATTTTTCCATATATTCGGCATAATCATTAGCCATAGAAACTGCATCATTTGACTCTGAATACTTCTTCATAAAGTCAATGTACTTGTTCATGAACGATTCGTAACTATCTATTGCTTTTTTAACTTCTGGTCTGATTTCGCTCGATGCACTTTTTTCAGCTGTAGTCGTAGGTTTTGATTTAGTTGTAACTTCTTCTTTTTTCTCGGTGGTAGTTTCTGTCGCGGTTGATTCTGATTCATCTAATGCGTATAGATAAATATCCATTTTCTTTTCACCATTGTCATATGACAATGTTAAATCATATCCGTCGGAAGAACCGGCAGTGAAAAAGTTGTCTGAATATGAAAAATCAACATTAAAACCACTATCTTTACACAGGTCGGCATATTTACTAAACCCACCCTGAGATACATCAGATATATATAAATTTATTGAACTACTGTCCTCTGACTCTATTTTTACTTTTTGTGTATTTGGATCCGGAAGTTTAGATAATAGTGGATGCTCTTTCCAATTAATATTACTATGTGTTGATTCCGATGATAAATCCAACCTCGTTGTTGCTTCAGCTTTCGGTGTTTCTGTTTTATTCGTTGGGTCTGAGCCACACCCGGAAATTGCGGCAACAGTGATAAATATACCTGTTACTAAAATGGTGATTTTCTTTTTCATAATATTTTCTCCTTCTTATATAGTATCATCAGTATAATACATTTTTATATATTACACAATTAGAAAAGAAAAAAGAAAGGACCTGAAGGTCCAATCTTCTTATTTTTTAATGTAACTTTCCTGATATAACATTTAATTTTTCATTAATTTCATCCATTATTTTTGCCTGTTCAACCATCATTTTTTTGGAAATATCAATTAACTCAAATGATGCTTTCAGAACTGCAAAATCGTCAGAATCTATACTAAATATATCCTCTTCTCTAATCCGCGCAGTTAATAAACGCATCATTTCGTCCATTTTTTTCTCCATCATCATAGCTGTTTCTAACATAATAATTTCCTCCTTTAATAAAACTAAACTATATTTTCTCATAATAGAAATTGTAAAATGTGCGAATTATTGTCGTTCTTTGTCTAGTAACCAAAAGAAACATCTATATCTATCGTAATAATAGTCTTTTCCGCACGGAATATCACAATATGTTTTTAAATATGTATATGATTTATCCTCTGTGACACCTTTTAGTAAATATTCGTATATGCTTTCATCAACTTTTATTGCAATATTCTCTATTATTTTTATTCGCTCTGTGTAATAAAGGCGCTTAATAGCTATTTCTCCGGTATAGTCTGATATGTGTTTTTCTAATCTAGGTTTATTGTTATTTAATCTAGGTAAAGAATAAGTATCTAATAATTCTATGTATTTCTTCTTCCATTCGGGATATTGCAAACAAAAATGCTTCAGCTCGAAATAACGATGTCTTGGTATCCAGTATTTATTGTTTTGTGATAGTTCCGATTTAACATAACTCATTGTGTTTTTCCCTCCCATATATAACCCGTTTCTTCGTATAATTTCTTTGGAGAAATATAAAAATTAATACGTCCATATTTACTGTTGATTTCTTCGATAGTGGTTATCTTTTTACCATCTCTTGTAGCTACTCCTATCGGCAGCCATCCCGATATAATACCGGCTCTTATCCATGTAGCATCCTTACCATATACTTTTGCTGCCACAGACACTGGGACTGACCCCATTCCAAATACATGCTCATCCATATATTCATCACCCCTTTCAATTTCTATTCTAGGTTAGAAATTACCGAGAGTTAAAACAAAGTCAGTGGTATTTATCTCTCCATCGTTTCATTGTCATTTCACTTGGATAGTCTTCAAATCCTAAAGTGTCTGGGGTTATCAAACCTTCTACAACTCCATCTATTATTTCTTTTCTGTACTGCTTATATGGCAGAATATCATCAGGCAAATATCGGTGAGTGAATCCACATTCGATACAATGATATCGTTCAATCAGCACTATTCGTTTTACGCCGTTCTTTTCCCTAACAATACGTTTTACGCAATCATAGTATTTAACTTTACCCCCACATCGAACGCATTTATATTTATCCATTTTGATTATTCTCCATTTTGAATGTAGGAATTGACAGTTCGTACATCCTTATGATATATAAGTAAGTATAAAATACTTATAGAAAGGATGATATGTATGATAATCAAATGTATAGAATGTGGATTACAAGTTAGTGATAAGGCTATATTATGTCCACATTGTGGCTTTCCTATGCAACCAAATGCCGTTGGAAAATACACTCGTAAAAAGAAAGGACGTCCTAAATTACCGAATGGTTTTGGACAAATAAGTGAAATTAAAAACAGAAATTTAAGAAACAGGTTTCGTGTGATGGTTACTGTTGGTAAAACTTCGGAAGGTAAACCCATATCAAAACTATTAAAACCAAACGCCTATTTTAAAACATATAATGAAGCATACGAAGCCCTTGTTGAATATAACAAGAACCCATATGATTTAAACACTTCCTCTATAACAATGACTGAATTATATGAGAAAAGGTCCAAAGAATATTTAAAAACTGTAGCTACTTCGAATGTTCGAAGTATCCAATCTGCATGGAATTATTGCTCGGTTCTATACGAGATGCGTGTTGCAGATGTAAGAGCTAAACATTTAAAGAAGTGTATAGATGGGGCGTCAAGAGAAGGAAAAGGAAAAATAATACAAGCCAGTGCCAACACAAAAAGTAGAATAAAATCTATATTTAATTTAATGTTTGACTATGCTAACGAGAATGATTTAGTCGAGAAAAATTATGCCAGAACATTCAATGTCTCTGACAAAATATTAAAAGAAGTCGAAGAAGTGAAGCGAGGACATATATCTTTTACTGATAAAGAAATGGAAATATTATGGAAGAATGTTGATAAAATCCCTTATGTAGATGTTATTCTTATTCAATGCTATTCGGGTTGGCGACCTCAAGAATTAGGATTAATCGAACTAAATAGAGTCGACTTGAATAATTGGGTGTTCGCTGGAGGTATGAAAACAGATGCCGGGATGAACCGTCTTGTACCTATTCATTCAAAAATACGTCCACTTATTAAAAAGCGGTATGAAGAAGCTATAAATATAAATAGCAAGTATTTGATTAATTGCACAGATAGCCAAAGAAAAAACGATATAAAAATGACATATGATAAATATAGACATCGTTTTCGAAGTATTAGAGACAAATTAAATCTCAATCCAGAGCATAGAGCACATGATCCGAGAAAACAATTTATCACAATGGCTAAGAGATATAATTTAGATGAATATGCTATAAAATACATAGCTGGTCATAGGATTAGTGATATCACAGAGAAAATATATACTGATAGAACTGTACAATGGTTAAAAGATGAAATGGAAAAAATAGAATAAAATAAGTGTAGGAACGTAATGTAGGAGTAGTGTAGGAATAATGTATGAACGACACACATTATCCTACTTTTTACTACTACTACCTACTTCTTAAAAACCTTTTATTTATGTGGTTTTC